CAACAAACCACGCCTTGTAAAGAGCCTGCGCCTGCTGCTCTAAATTTTCATTTATCGCAGTATTTAGTTCTATCTTATCGTCTAATGATAGCATAACACTTGCAATCTGCTTTTGCGTATCAATATCGGGCAAATCAACCTCAATGTTTCTGAAATTCTTTAGAGGTTGTGACAATGCAGGAACACCTGTTTGATTGGCAAAAGAAAGAATCTTGTGCTGTCCCTCACGAGAATGAAAATAATATACCAAGTAAGGAACAAAAACTCTCTCAGTATCAAATGACACCCTGAATTGTCTTTGAGAGCAAAGGTATTCCTCAAACATTGAGTTTTCGGGTATATACGCTATCTGTCCTAAAGTTCCGCTTATCGTAACAATAACGTCATTTCTTTTGGCAATAGACCTATGGAGCGACCTTGCCTTTTCTTCTGTAACAAATTTAGTGACATTATCTGTTACCTTAAACCCTTTCAGGTTAGCACCATCAATTATTGGGAAGCCGTAATCCACAAAACAGGATATTTTCAGATTCGAGCCGAACGGTCCTGCTGCTATATCTGTAATTACGCTTTCCAATTTTATTGTTTCAGTGTACATCATTACACCATCCTATCCAATGTATTTCCTATGCGCCAGCTTCACATTGCTCTGCTTCACCATCGCATATTGTAGTGTAGTATCAATTCTTTCATGACCGAGCAACCTTTGAAGCTGCTCAATCGGCATACCCTTGTCGATAGCCATAGTCGCAAGCGTCCGCCTGAATTTGTGAGGGTGAACCTTGCTTATTCCGAGTTTTCGCCCCATTTCACGTAACCGCAGCTCGATTGCACCTATCGTCAACCGCTTATGTGGAGATCGGAGCGACACGAACAAGGCAGGATCGCTGTCTGTCCGTGAAGCGAGGTAACTCTGCAAATGGAGCTTTGTACGGGCATCGAAGTACACAATACGCTCCTTATCGCCCTTGCCAAGCACCACGCACTCACGTTCATTAAAATCAATGTCGCTACGGTTCAGCAAGACCATTTCGCCCACACGCATACCCGTAGAAGCAAGCATATCAATCATAGCTAAATCCCGCAATTCTACGCAGTTATCACGCATAAGTTCCAAGTTCTCGTCCGTGTAGGTTTCCTTGATCGTCTTGCTTGTCTTGACCTTGTGAATGCGCCGAACGGGACTTTTGATGATATAGTCCTCGTCCTCCAGCCAAGAGAAGAAGCTCGACAGGATACGGCGAATGTTATCTATAGTGACCTTGCTGGACTTCTTTTCTGCCTGATAGTCGGTCAGATACGCCCTCAGATCGTCCGTTGCGATATGCTTGATACCCTTGCCGATACCGTCAAGAGCCGCCGTGATCGTCTTGCGGTAGTAGTTCAGCGACTTCTCTGAGCAGCCTTCTATCCGCTTTGCAGAAAGAAAGTCCTCTAAAATCTCCATATTGTCGGGTGCTTTGTCGACATCAGCCACAGCCGTGACCGATACACCCTTGAAAGCCTGCACAAGAACCTCGTGCAAGGCTTGAAGCTGTGCATTATCGAGCTTTTTCAGCATAGCCTGCTCGATAGTGGTGATAAGCGTAGTTTTCATTGTAGGTACTCCTTTCAAAGTACCAACATCCTACAACCATGTGTTCATATTATATGATGTTCTTTAACGAAGCGATTAAAGCTGTTATACTTGCTGCCATTGCTGTTAATGTAACTATAAATGCAGTAATCTTCTCTATAATTTTCTTTGCGTTTTTATATTTGCTCTCAACATTAGAATTAATAAGAAACGATATTAGTTTTTCACTTAGCAGATATAGTGACCTCACAAAGTTAATCAACAAATATGATAGATAAGTTAGAACTAAAAGAACTCCACTCGCAGCAAGAATTTCTTTCCACCATACAGAACCATCAGCATAGTTTACATATACTTTTAAGGAGGCATATGCAATAAAAAGCGAAACTATCAACAAAGCAAAATGAAATGATAATGTTTGATAGAATTTTTCCTTCTTTTTTGAAACAATAAATGGGAAAAGAAAATAAGAGGATATGATAGCCAACTCTCCCATAATCGCTCTGATTTCTATTGTTTTAGATTTACTCTGGCTAAATAATAGCAAAAGAATTCCTGACAAAAACAATGCTAAATCAAAGCTATAGTATATTTTTTTCTTTAAATCCATATTGTTTATCCTAACATAAATGAAAATTTACGCCTGCAAGCCGCCTAAATCTTGACCTCTGACACATCAATCTCGCCGTTCATCAGTTTCGGCAGGAGCGTGTCACGGAGGGCGGCAAGGCGTTGATTTTCAGCGTTATTGCTATCAATCATGGAATAGATAGTATTCAATCGTTCAGAATACTCATTCTCAATCTGCTCAGAAGCTACTATCATTTCTAATTGTTGAATATTATCAAATCTAATTTGAGGGAAAGTACCCGATCTCGTTTCAGCTTCATGTTGTAGCTCGTTCAAAGTATCTGGCATAGTTAGAAATTGATACAGTCTTCTTGGGCTAATCCCTTTTGCTCTCAAAACCATTAGCTTTGTAGACACGACATAATCGTCAGCGTTGAAGTTCACATAGGTGAAGTGTTTGTTAATGGGACGAATCTCGCTGTATAGAATATCATTGATAGCTATTGATTTCTTTGCTTGTCCGGGCATTTGTGATACTTCAGAATAATTGTTATGTAAAACCATACCATTTTCGACATCGCCTGTATTAAGGAAAATAAGCTCAGGCTTATTGAATCTATGCTTTTTGGAAATGGAATCGCATAATTCGTCCAAAGGTACGATTTGCCAATCATCAGGCATAACCCCGCCAAAGGGCTCAAAATCAACAAACCACGCCTTGTAAAGAGCCTGCGCCTGCTGCTCTAAATTTTCATTTATGTTAGGAGTACGATATGAACTTACCAACAGAATATATTGAAAAGTTTGCTGAATGTTACTGTAATAGGCTGTTGGATCGTCGCATCAGTTACTACATTCATGATAAGGACAATCACTCAAGAGCTAATACTGTTCATTCTGGCATTATATGGAGTCGTGAAGCAGTAAAACAGCTTAATTCCATTGATTTCAGAAATAATCACGATCTTAATCATTTGATATTGCTTATAACTTATATTGACATTCTTCTTGAAGCAACTGACCAGATATATCGTGTATTATATAAGGAAAAGAAGCAAATGCCTTTGCCTGATGATACTGTTTTTCTGAATCGTCCAGAGTTATACAAGTCTCTCGATGATAGGCAGTATTTCAAAGAAATACGCGCACTTCTCAGCGCCCACCCTATCAATCTTAATGAGCCGAACTCCAAAGAGAAACGATTTGCTGATACTCCTATTGTCTATAATCCGATTACAGATTTCAAGAGCTATCATAAAATTGAAGGAGGATACGATTTTTCATCTCGTCTATGGACAGCGACTCGACATGATGAGAATACTATTCATTTTCCGATTAGAATTAACGAATTAGAAGCCTTTGCAGAAATACTAAACAATAGATATACTGTATTTTTACAAAGAGTACGAGATATAGCATATAAGAGAATTTGAGGTGAGATATTTATGCCTTACACCGAAGAAAAATACGAAAACGCAATAATACAGCTATTTGAGGAAATGGGCTACACCCACGCCTACGGTCCGGCAATAGACCGTGACTATAAGACACCGCTGTATATGGACGAGCTTACAGAAGCCTTGTATCGGCTAAATCCCACGCTCCCCGATGATGCGATCAGCGATGCACTCTTTAAGCTCCAGAATTTTGAAAACGGCGAGCTGGTGCAGAAAAACGCTGTATTTATGGACTATCTGCAAAACGGCATCGAAGTCCGCTATACTGATAAGGGCGAGGAGCGTTCTGCAATCTGCTATCTTGTTGACTACGCAAACACGGACAACAACTCATTTATCGTTGCAAATCAGTGGACTTTCATAGAGAATGACGAGAAGCGCCCCGATGTCCTGCTGTTCATCAACGGTCTGCCCGTGGTGCTTATGGAGCTGAAATCTCCCTCCCGTGAGGAAACGGACGCTTCCGAAGCCTATACGCAGATCAGGAACTATATGCACTCCATTCCCTCTATGTTCATCTATAATGCTATCTGCGTTATGAGTGACCTTTCCGAAAACCGTGCAGGCACGATCACTTCGGGCGAAGATCGCTATATGGAGTGGAAAACAAAAGACGGCAGCTATGAAAATACGCAGTTTGCCCAATTTGACACGTTCTTTGAGGGTATCTTCACGAAAGACCGCCTGCTCGACATTCTAAAAAACTTTATCCTGTTTTCCAACGAGGGCTTGCAGAGTTATAAGATACTTGCAGGCTATCATCAGTATTTTGCCGTTCGCAAGGCTATCGAATCCACCAAGAAAGCTACTGTCACCGACGGTAAGGGAGGTGTGTTCTGGCATACGCAGGGTTCGGGCAAATCGCTGTCTATGGTATTCTATGCCCATTTACTGCAATCTGCCCTTGAAAGCCCGACTGTCGTTGTTATCACGGACAGAAACGATCTTGACGATCAGCTCTATTCGCAGTTTGCGAAATGCAAGGCGTTTCTCCGTCAAGAGCCTGTCCACGCTGAAAGCCGTGAACACCTGAAAACACTCCTTGACGGTCGCAAGGCTAACGGCATTATCTTTACCACGATGCAGAAGTTTGAGGAATCGGGTGAGCCGCTGTCTGAAAGAAGAAATATTATTGTCATGGCTGATGAAGCTCATAGAGGGCAGTACGGTCTTACCGAAAAGATCAAGATGACGAAGAATGAGGACGGCGAGCTTGTTGCCCGTAAGGTCATCGGTACAGCTCGAATTATCCGTGATACGCTCCCGAATGCTACATATATCGGCTTTACGGGTACGCCTATTTCCAGAGAGGACAGAAATACCCGTGAAGTATTCGGAGATTATATTGACATCTATGACATGACACAGGCTGTCGAGGACGGTGCGACACGTCCTGTCTACTATGAAAGCCGTGTCATGAAGCTGAAACTCGATGAAAACACTCTGAAACTGATCGACACCGAATATGAGATCATGGCGCAGAATGCCGATGCTGACGTAATAGAGAAAAGCAAGCGTGAGCTTGGGCAAATGGAAGCTATCCTCGGTCACGATGATACGATAAAGTCCCTTGTTGACGATATTCTTGACCATTATGAAAGCTATCGTGAGAACCTGCTGACAGGTAAAGCGATGATCGTTGCATACTCCCGTGCTATCGCTATGAAGATATATAAGCGTATCCTTGAAATTCGTCCGGGCTGGGAGGAAAAGGTCGCTGTGGTCATGACGGCTTCTAACAAAGATCCCGAGGAATGGCACAGTATCATCGGCAACAAGCGCCACAAGGAGGAGCTTGCAACAAAATTCAAGGACAATGACAGTCCTCTGAAAATTGCTATCGTGGTCGATATGTGGCTGACAGGCTTTGATGTGCCGTCCCTTGCGACGATGTATGTCTATAAACCGATGATGGGCTATAATCTGATGCAGGCTATCGCCCGTGTCAACAGAGTGTTCCGTGACAAGGAGGGCGGTCTTGTCGTTGATTATGTCGGTATCGCAGGTGCATTGAAGCAGGCTATGAACGATTATACCGTTCGTGACAAGAAGAATTACGGCAACACGGATATTGCAAAGGTAGCATATCCGAAGTTTCAGGAGAAACTGCAAGTCTGCCGTGATCTGCTCCATGAATATGATTATTCTGCATTTTTCGGCGGTAATGAGCTTACGGCAGGACGCACGATCACTGGTGCGGTCAATTTTCTCATGGACAGAAAGAGGGAGAAAGACAGAGAAAGCTACACAAAAGAAGCTCTGCTGCTGAAACAGGCACTTTCGCTGTGTTCCTCTATCGCTGAGGAAGATGAGCGTGAAGAAGCCGCCTTTTTTGAAGCTGTCCGTGTCCTGTTGATGCGTATTCTCAATCAGGGCGGAGGTAAAAGGCTCTCACTCCCTGAGATCAATGCCAAAATCAATGAGCTGTTGAAGCAGAGTATCAAGAGTGATGGTGTTATCAACCTTTTCTCCGACAAGGAACAGGACTTTTCGCTGTTTGATCCAAAATTCTTGGAGGAGATCTCCAAAATGAAAGAAAAGAACCTTGCTGTTGAGCTGCTGAAACGCCTGATTGCTGAACAGGTACATATCTACAAGCGAACAAACCTTGTAAAATCGGAGAAATTCAGCGAGATCATGCAAAGTGCTATGAACCGCTACCTCAACGGTATGCTTACCAATGAGGAAGTCATTCAGGAAATGCTCAACCTTGCAAAGCAGATCAGAGAAGCACAAAAAGCAGGCGAAGATCTCGGTTTGACTGCTGATGAGCTTGCTTTCTACGATGCACTCACCAAACCGCAGGCGATAAAAGACTTCTACGAGAACGAGGAGCTTATCGCTATCACAAAGGAGCTTGCCGATACGCTCCGCCGTAATCGCACGATAGACTGGCAGAAGCGTGAGAGTGCAAGAGCCAGAATGCGAATGATGATAAAGAAACTTCTGAAAAGTCATCGCTATCCGCCGGAGGGTATGGACGATGCGGTGGCTACTGTTATGCAGCAGTGTGAGCTGTGGGTTGACAACGCAAGTATGAATTGATATAGGAGATGAAATTATGCTGAAAAAAGCAACATGGCCGCTATTTACACTTTCAAAAAAACGTAAAAGAATAGATACTAATCCTGATTATCAGCGACCAGCAGTATGGACAAAAGCACAAAAGCAACTATTGATTGATTCAATTTTACGAGACTTCGATGTACCTAAAATTTATTTGCACGAAAAAAACAATGACACATATGATGTTATCGACGGTCAGCAACGTATTCGTGCAATATGGTCGTTCTATGATGATGAGTTCGCTTTGCCTAAAGATGCTGAACCTGTTAATGGTTATGATGTTGCAAACAAAAAGTATAGCGAACTTGATATGGATATTGCAACAATAATAGATAGCTATAATTTGGATTTCGTTATACTTGATACACAGAACGAAGATGAAATACGAGAAATGTTCCTGAGGCTTCAAAATGGTACGACTTTAAAAGCTCAGGAAAAAAGGAACGCAATGCCCGGACGAATGAGGGTTTTATAAAAGAGCTTACTAATCATGAATTCTTCTCGAAAGTCAATTTTTCCAATACTCGTTTTACTTATGATCTCATAGCTGCTCAAATGACACTTCTTGAATTGAACAAGGGTATTTGCAATATAAAAGATAGAGATTTAAATGCAATGTATGAAAAATCAAAGAATTTTAATACTTCATCCACTGATGCCAAAACAATATATCGCATTTTGGATTATCTTAATAAAATGTTTCCTGTCAAAACACCGGAGTTGAAAAGATACAGCACCATTTCACTATTTATACTAATTATGGATTTAATGCCGAACTATGATATTCGTGAGCGAGAAGCTGATATTGCAAAGTGGTTTATTGATTTTGAAGCTGAGAGATTATTAGACGAACATAAAGAACCAGAAAAGCAAGATCCACGTCTTGTAGTCTACCATGAAAGAGTATCTCATTCATCTGACTCGGAAGATTCATTACTTTACAGACATAATTTCCTTAAAGAAAGCCTTTTAACCCATGTTCCTAATCTTCCACAAAAAGATCCTAAAAGAAGTTTTGACGAGGCGCAGCGTCAAGTCATTTATCGACGTGGAAACGGTATTTGCAAAATATGTGGGGTAAAATGTAATTGGAATAACTGGGAAGCAGATCATATTACTCCATGGAGTAAGGGTGGAAAAACCGAAATAGAGAATGGACAGGTACTCTGTCCTTCATGTAATTCAAAGAAAAGCGATTCGTAAGAAATAATATCCAACAAAACTTAGTCTATTGGTGCACACAAAACCTATCCCACACAACTCACATTCAGCATTGTGGTATATCTCATAATCAGTGGATACTAAAATGATACATAGCAACATTAAAGCACCCTCTCGGAGCGTTCCTGAGAGGGTGCTGTTTTCATCGGTTTGTTTTCCGCTCGGCAGGCTCGGACGGCGTTGAGGGGCATTTTCGTTCGTCACAGTCCGCACCACATTGCTGATAAGCTCAGCGAGGACGGTGTACCAATTCCCTCAGATTACTACTACGCAAAGCTTGGCAAACCTAATCCTCGCCGTACAAGGCATATGTGGAGCCGTGAAACAGTCAAGCAGATACTTCACAATTACACCTACCTCGGACATCTTGTTCAGCTCCGCACAAGAACTGTCAGCTACAAAAATCACAAGGTCATCAAAAATGACGATGAAGACATGATCGTTGTGAAGAATACGCACGAAGCTATTGTTTCTCAGGAGCTTTGGGACAGGGTGCGTGAGATGGAGCAATCGGTGTCGCAGGGCAAGCGTAACAGTAGTGGCTCAGCGGTTTGATCTACTGTCAGGACTGCGGAAACAAAGTCCGCCTTGCGTGGAACAATACCACAAGCGGCAGTAAGAAGAAGCCGAGAAAGTATATCCACCACAATTACAACTACACTTCTTACATGAAATTCGGAAAGCGATACTGTCCCAGCCATTACATTAAAATGCAGGATATGGACGCTATCGTGCTTAAAGATATTCGCAGTCTCGCACTAGAGGACGAGGAAAAGGCAAAAGCGGAATCTCTTGCACGCAAGGCGAAGCATCATGAAGAGCAGTATTCCGTGGACACCAAGAAGTTCACAGAAGGCGGATACCGCTTACAGGAGCTTACCCGTGAGATGTGTCTGGTATCACGCTTGATGCCTATGTCGAGGTGCAGCCCCGTGAGATCTACATCTACTACGAGCTACTCGATGAACCCCTCAAGGACAAGAGAAGCCTGTTTTAAGGCGTATTTACGTTATTTATCAACCATACGAAAGTGTGTTACCATTTGGCAAGGGGACTACCGCTGATTTTTACAGTCACTTGGATTTCAACTCTAAGATTGACTCAGCTAATACGATCGCCAATATCCTCGGTGGCGGAGCTGTCGAAAGGCCGCCCGCTACGGAAAGCAAGAGTGTAGGAAGCCCTAATACGGCTGATGACATGAAGAAATAAAATAAATGTGACTGATTGGTAGATAAACGGACAAAAAAATAAAATCGGACTTCAAAAAAGCCCGATTTTACGATGATTTATGGTGCCGCTAACCGGACTTGAACCGGTACGGGTTTTACCCCGAGGGATTTTAAGTCCCTTTGGTATATTTAATAAAACTGCGTAAATACGAGATTTTCATGCAGTTGTCATTACGAAAGTGTGTAAAAGTGTGTAAAAATATTTTGAGTGTGTATTACCAATTTAGCTTTGTGCTGATTGTATTTTACATTTTTATGTTATAAAATATTACTTATTGTTATTCCTCTGCTTGACAATTTAGATTATTTATGTTATAATAACAAACTACCCTAAAAGGAGATAATCATATGGCAAATGTCGGAAACAAAAAAACTAGACACATTAAAAATTTAGGTTCAGTTTATTATGACAATAATCGTGCAAAGTGGATAGGACAAATTACCATTGGCAAGTATGGTAATGGTAGAGTGAAGGTAAAACGTTTTGTTAGCTCAAATCAAAATGACGTAATAGACAAAATGCGAAAATATAATAAAACTCATGCCAATAATATGATTTTGGACGAAATAAAAAATTCTTCAGGAGATATTCTTGTAAGTGAGTATTTCCACAATTATATGCTCACAGTAAAAAAAATTCGTCTAAAAAGAGCAAGCTATACTAGGGAACTTGGAACACTTAATAATCATGTCATTCCGTATATAGGTGAATATCGAATGAATGAATTAACAACCGAAATTATTCAAAATGAAGTTTTAAACAAACTAATTTATAAAGGATATAGCTTTTCAACTATTCATAAGGCATATGTTTTAATAAACCAATGTCTAAAATACGCTTATTATCAACACATTATCTCAAACAATCCTTGTGATTTTGTGGCTGAACCTTCAAAAAAGATATTTACTCGGAAGCCCATTCGCTTTTTCACTGACGAAGAAATTGCCAAATTTATTGATTGTGCAACATTAAAAGATAATAGCAATCAATATAAATACACAAACGGTATTGCTTTAGTTATATTGATGTATACAGGACTTCGTGCAGGAGAGCTTATGGCGTTACAGTGGCAAGATGTAAATTTGAAATCAAATTACTTAAATATACACAAGAATGTTGTAACTTATTATGACGATAATAATGAACGCAAGGTTGCCAATCAGGAAGATACAAAAACACAAACACATCGTTTTGTATATTTAACGAAATCTGCAAAATTGTATTTAAAACATTTGTATTTAACTCGTAAACCTCGTTCAAACGACTATCTTGTTATTACTACGAGTAAACGCTCGATTGACTCTTTGGAAACAACATATCATTCCATTTGCAAAAGAGCCAATATTTTAAATCCACAAGGCTTGCACACGCTCAGACACACTTATGCTAGTCTTTTAATTCGTAAAAAAGTAGATATTAAGATCATAAGTGAAACATTGGGTCACGCCAGTGTTGCCTTTACCTATAACACTTATGTACATCTGATTGAAGAAGAAAAGGCTAAAACCATTAAAGAAATAGACATATAAGACGAAAAGGACAGAAATCAACTTTCTGTCCTTTTATTTATCAAAGTATTATATTTCTATCTATGTATCGTTGCAATCTATCTACAACAACATATGTTTTATTGCCTATTCGTATTGTAGGTACTTCATTATTATTAACGAGATAGTATGCTTTATTTTTACCGATATGCAGATAATTTTGCAGCTCCTTAATAGTCATTAAATTAGACAAATTGTAATCTTTAAATTTGCAATTCATTAATTATCCTACCTTAAATATTACTTCCCACTACTACCAAGGCGACCTGTACCCCTTTCTGACGAAATGGCTTTAAGTTCCTCGTATGTATATTCTTCTATCTCAACTTCTGGAACAGGAAGTATAAGAGCCTGACAAATGGCTTTTTCATATGGATATAAAATGTAATTAGCTTCTCCATATGGGAGCAACAAAACACTAGCAAAATCGCTAAAGGTAGCAACAAACTCTTTCTTGCAAATAACTATCGGTACGTCATTTGTATTAGTAATTGGAACACCCCACTCACCACGATAACCACTGTCAATTATTCCACACCTCTGTGCCATGCCCTTAGTGCCTGTTGAACTTCTCTCGTGCAATACGAAACAGTAATCTGTATCACAAGCTGAAGCTATGCCTGTCGGTATTATAACCGTAGTATGTGGTTTTATTATTATGTAATCTTCGTCAAAACAAGGATAAACGTCATAGCCTGCATCTTCTAGTCTTTTAGTTGGAATGACCGCATTTGGTTTCGTCTTTGCAAATTTTACTGTTGTTATCATTTTTATCTCCTTTACTTTTCTTTTGCTTTATGTTATAATTAATAGAGTCATTAGTCGCCACCATTCAGAAACATAATATTGAACACATTATAATTTCTATGGTGGCTAATGACTTGTTTGAATTGTTTAAGGGTTTGCTTGTATGTAAACCCTTTTATTTTTGTGTAGTTAATCGCACCACAATACTACTTTGTTTTGCTTTAGGCTTTCTTGCACATCAATGACCCTCTGATTGCTTGAACCTCGCCATTTTAATGTTATGTCACGTTTACTATCTTCGTATTGACCGTCAATGATTACATCAAGATACTCCATAATAGGCAAATCTTTAATTTCTTCCCACTTATAACCTGTATACAGCCATTGAGTTTTTGTAGGATAATAAAATTTAACCAATGTAGATATTGCTTGTATGATTTCACGATTATCTGGTAGTAAAGGATCACCGCCCGAAAATGTGATACCTGAAATATATGGTTTGTCTAAATAATCACATATTTCAAAGAAAGTATCTAAATCAAATGGTATACCATTGTTTTTGTCCCAAGTTTGTGGGTTTTGACAGTTTTGACAACGGTGACTACAGCCTGATACCCAAAGGACAACTCTAAGTCCGTCACCATTTAACATATCATCTTTGGTTATATTATGATAGTTCATTACATACTCACCCTATCCTTTATCTCTGCAACCTTTGCGGCATTATATCTACTTTTACCATGTATTCTAGTAAAGCCTAAATAGCCATTCATTCGATCAATCTGAGTTATATTTTCCGACCCACACTTCGGGCATTTATCCATTTCTAGTTGCTCATAACCGCAATCCTCACAATATGATAATGCTAAATTTATGCCCTCATAAAATCCGTAATCCATGGCACGTCTTACAAGCGTTTTTATAGCTTCCTTATTATACGATATAGGATAACGGCAATATTGTATCTTTCCACCGTTGAACAAATTCCAAAAACGCTTTTCAGTATCTTGTTTCTGAACTGGAGTAATATGTTCCCATACGCCACAATGGAATGAGTTGGAAACGTATGGTCTGTCTGATACGCCCTCTATGATACCATACTTCTTGCGGAATTGTTCAACTTGAAGCCCACATAGGCTCTCGGCAGGAGTACCGTAAATTGCGTATAGTATATGGTCTTGTTCTTTAAATTCATTTGCCTTGTCATTTATGTATTGCATTACTTCATAGGCGAAATCACTATCTTCTACAAGTGACTTACCATTATACAAATGCTGTAATTCGTTTAAAGCAGTGATACCAAAACTCATAGTCATAGCTGAAAGTATTGGTTTTATTTTATCATTAGGGTTGAGATTGCCACCAAGAAAACCACCTTGAGTAAATCCCATTGGATTTGTCGATGCCTTTTTCTCTCCTAAAAATTCATACGTTCTTTTGTGCAGGTTTCTTATAAGTTCGAGGTAATAATCAAGAACTTCATAAAAATCTTTATTCTCCTGCCTTGCCTTTGCTAATATCATCGGCAAATGTAATGATATTGCACCAAGATTAAATCTACCCTCAAAGACAGGGTAATCATTTTCGTCTTTTGGTTTCATGCCACCTTTTACAAACCAAGGCGACAACGAAGCTCTACACAATGGCATTATGCCATTGGACTATATCTTTACACAACATTCTGTTACCAAATGCTGTGTACTTCGCTGTTCCACATAAGGAGTTGCACCTTATGTGTACTCTATTCACTTCTTCACACAAGTCTTTCACTTATGCTATGTTTTCGATAGTCTCTTGACGATTATCAAAATAACTAAAATAATAACCTAAATAATTTTTGGGAAGTTCCCCTTTTAAAACTCTTGCTATTTTATGTCTATCTAAGTTCAATACTCTACCACATTCTCTAATTGATGAAAAACTATCAACAATATTGTCGTCAAAATCAAATACAAACACCTTTGTTCTATTTTTGTGAATCCTGTTTCCACTGTGCCAACCATGCAGAACATTATATGAATTAGTACACCATTCCAAATTATCAATATTGTTGTTGGTTTTATTGCTATCAATATGATTTATGTATTTATAATTATTAGGGTTTGGAATAAAACAATGTGCTATAATCACATGAACTCTATTATGGTGTTGTTTATGATTCTCCATTCTATATTGAACTTGCAAATATCCATCTGTACCGAGATATGGTTTTAATTTACGCATAGTTCTTTTGCTGTATATGTTCAGTTCTTCGTCCACTAAGAAACCGTCATATTCTTTATATTCCTTCGTTTTGTCCTCTCCTTTTTGTCGGTTTATGTAAATTATTTAGTTATTTTGAATTTCGCACAGGATTTTTTTAGTTCCCTGTTAGCACAATTCCTAATTATCATTTCCTATAATTCCTAAAACGTGAATTGTACACCCTACATTTGTAGGTTTACGAAGTTTTAGATGAGCCGTAGTGTAATTTTTAACCCATCAAACTGACAACTTTTCCGTACTTCTTATACATCTCAGGAATATAACCGTCTCCTGTCAAGGACAAAAAATCTGGATACATCGCTTTACTGCTACAATCAATGGCAACATCAAAAAGCCATTCTAACTTTTTACCTTTACCATGTAAATTTTCATCGTACAAAAACGTCAGCTTTGGAAATAGTACAGGTCTTTTAAAGCCCTCTTTTCCTTGTCCGCCCATTCGTGTTTTTAATGCCACCTCGCTTGCCATGGTTTCCCACCTGTTTGTACCTATGCCGAAACTAATAGCGATGAAAGGATAATCGCCTCTTGACGATCCTACAGAATTAAATGCCATTTCCCATGATTGAAAACCCTGCTCAAAATCTCGATAGACTTTTCTGGTTGCATATTCGTCAGCTTTATTCTTATTACCGTTATCACATATGCTTAGGTATTCATCAACATATTTCTGATAACTTTTTTCGGCATATGGAGCTAAAAGAGTATCAACTCTAGGTATCGTAACACCCAATGCAGATGTATATTTCTATACTGGATACCGCACTGCAACATATCTTCACAACCGCTAATTGTGCCTACTGTTTCAATTATGTGCCAATCTCATAATCTACTCTACTCGATTACTTTCATAATAAAAGCTATAATATTATGATATTCTTTCGATGTCCTCTACACTCTCTAAATTCCATTTATATTAAATTCCATTGATAACCTTGAAGTAATAATTGCTTTTTATTGTTTGTATCCTGATAGAAGTCTTTACCTTTTAATCCAATATTTTTTCCCAATTCTTTTCTATCAAATGTTCCAACATAAATATTGTTTTTGTATAATTGATACATAAATCTTTTTGGCGATTTTTTATTTTTTAATGCTTTTCTCGTATTATTTTCTCTAGTTAATATTTGCAAATTTTCTATTGAATTATTTTGAGGATTTGCATCTATGTGATCGATCGTCAATTCCTGTGGAATATCCCCCATCAGTGTTTCATATACCAATCTATGTACTCGGTAATATTTCCTTATATGTCGATTATTTTCTATAAAAGAAAGGCATACTTCTAAATATCCATCTTTATCCACTTTATAACAATGTTCTCTTGGTTGAAATATATTTATTCGCCCTTGTCCACCTTTAACTTTAGTAGTTATTACTTTGCCACTTTTGGTAACATAGTATCCGTCATATTTAGTTTTATAAGCAATTTCATTTTCAAAAATTATTTCCTCCATAATTAAACCTCTCACTAATTTTCTTATGGAAATTAGATAGCACGGTATTACCATATCAATTATGACTTAGGTTTCACCGTTAGCAACTTTCGTCACACCCTTTAGCAAGGTTAAGTAGGTTTTATTACGGCAATATTACTTACCGTATTGTTGACTAGCTGCTGACATTGTTACATCGCTTATGACATCGAAAGCTACATCAAGTGTCTTAGGTTCGTTGTAATGAATATTACCCATTTCAAAGCCGCCAGACAAAACATTTGCCATATCGAAAATGCAACAGTTTATACCATCAAGTCTGTCTTTCTTGTCGTGGATATAGATGTAGCCCTCTCTCGCTGCCTGTCTTTCTTCAACATTTAAGAAAAATTTATCATACAGATTTTTATTTAACTCGCCATAAATCAAACTACGCTGTGTGCTGTTCATAGTAGAGTCAGTATTGGCATTTGAAACGTCACCAATATAACGAATACCTTGGGATTTAGTATATACATCGTCCATCATATGAACAAAATCTTTTTTGTAATTTCTATACTGCCTATAACATTCACCTGATTTTGGGTAAAGGTCAAGCAAAGTTCGTTCGACTATTGCGTGTATTGCCTCAACTGAAATGCAATCATTTTCTAAATCTTCTTCCATTATGTAGTCCATAACAGCAGAGCAAATTTTTTCATAATCTTTATCCGAAAGATTTTCTAGCGCCCTGTTAGCCGATTTGCTACAGGCATTGATTATTTTTTGATAATCAAAATCTTCTAATGTTCCGTCCTTTTTTATTACTTTCATTTTATTGCTCCTTATCATCGTTCACAACAAACTCTATTCTTTGTTCGTTTTCTATACGCTCTATGTTTTTTGGCTTTAAGTCTAATTCTATTTCTGTACCCATATCAGTTTTCATAATCATGTTAATTGCCTTATCAATATCGTTCCAATTCCTACAACGGTATCTTTGGTGTAGCATATGAGCGTTGTTTTCATATGACTCAAACCCAAGTCTATTCCATGGATAATCAAATAAAATTTTATGATAATAGCCACCAACTAAATTGTCTACGCAATCATCAATTAGAATATCAATATCTCCACTAAGCATTTGCTTGTTCTTTATGGCTATGAGACTATCATACATATTTAAAAATGGAAGTTGTTCTTGCAACCAAGCTGCCTTATTAGAAATATTCTGTGGGGCTGTAGCTGTTACTATGTAAATTTCACAACCTAAATCATGGTATTTCTTCAATGTAGCAACACAATTTTCAAGCACTTTTATGTTGTCCCATACCCTCTTATCCGTGAAATAGTCATAAAACTTGTCTTGAGATACATTTTTAAAGAACTGTCTCATATTATAGGTAGTTATATTGGCAACGGACAAATTGTCATTATAGTCCTTATTATAAACATCAATAATGCTCTCTACTAAATTATTAATGACATTATCACAATCCACACCAATACGCCACGGTCTATGTCTTATCAGATTTGCTTTCAGTTCCATTGGCATTTTCCTCTTTATCATTCTCGTTTAATTCATCAAGCATTTCGGTTACTGTTCTATAGGCTATTAGAAAACCAAGTACAAGCCCAACCAAAGCACCAATAATAAAATTAGCCATTCTTATCATGTTCCTTTCTGTATTTTTCATATTCATCTCTAATTTGCTCCAAAGTACAAATTTTATACGGTATATGTCTGTTGTCACAATACAAAACCTCCGTGTGACAGCCTTTAGAGGATTGCCAATCCTTTGAACAAATAATCATTTCATCTGCAAGTTCTTCAAGTAATAACAGAGTCATGTTCAACCCTTGTTCATAAGTGGTACAATCGTAAAGGTTGCCAAACATTGCACTAGGATTGAGATACAAATTCTCAGGGTGCATTATAGTTAATAGTTTTTGGCACTCGTTTATTTTACTTAAATTTTCTTGTTTACCACCATATGGATGAGATAGGTAAACAATGCTATTATAATGTTCTCTGTTAATTATGTTCGGTTTCGGTATCATTATCTCCCTCCTGCTTAGCTATAATTCTTTTCACATATTTTTTTAGATTTTCATAAGCTGTGTTGATATTTTCATCATTATTGATAACGTAATCAACAGATGATTTGCAGTTTCTAAATTCTATCTCGTCTTGCTCAAAACGTTTTCTAACTTCTTTAAATGCTTTGCCAATATTCTTATACATTTTATAATAACGTCTAAACAGGCGATCATACCGAGTAATCGGCAGGCAATCTATAAAGATAGAATAAATCTCTCTGTTGCCTTTGTATTTTTTATGTAATTCATTAAGCCCTGTTTGGTCTACAACATAAAGATTATATGTATCATCGTCAATTTGACTTGCCGTTACCCCATAATGGTTATTGAGATAATAGTTATATGCCACGATATCATTAAGTGCCTTAAATTCCTTTTCTGAAACAAATGTATGACCTGCTTCACCCTCGTATCTCGGAGAACGAGTTGTGTAAGAGGGTATCTGCTTCATATTAAATTCTTTTTCAAGCATTTGTACAAGTGTTGATTTGCCACTTGCCGAAGCTCCAAGAATACAAAATAGTGGTTTATTCATCTGTGCCTCCTGTTATCAATTCTGAATATGGCAATGCCTTAATCCAACCACAAAACTCTCTCCACTCGTCAAGCTTATGGTTTTTACGAGACTTATAAATATTTGCCAGTACCTCGTAATTAAGCATGATGGTTGAACGTTGATTATAGCTTTCTGGTAGCAGTTGTAATATTGCGTACCATATTTGCTTTTTATTATCTTCATTGTCACAACTAAGATAACTGTCACGCAATTCATTAAGAATATCGACAATAGGTCTTGCAACTTCTTCAAAAATGTCTATATTTTCGGCATAGTTTTTATATCCTGGCAACTTGTCAAAACTAAAGTCATTCATTTCAAAAGGCTTTGATAACAGTTTGTGCATTTTTGAGCAACTGTTTCTAACTGTTCCAACCTTATATGTATCATATTCAGCCCACCAATACAGTGGTGCTGTAATGTCAGCATATACTGTAATCATACGCATAAACTTACGGTGGTCTGTACCTGCCTTAACGAGTTTCATAACGAGTTCGTAATCGGCTTTACCTAATTTAAAGACTCCGTCATTACGAAAAGGATGATTACATATTTTATGATCCGGACAATTAGCGCATCCAATATGATGAGGATAGCCACAAGTACCACTATCACTCTTCTCCCAAGAGTTCATAGGATTACGCATACCTCTGATGGATGCCTCCCAGCCCATTACTTCAACATTTTCAATTTTTATCATCGTCTTTTCCTTTACTTTATAATAAATTCTGCAAACATTTTTTCTGCGTTCTTTTCGTGTTCTGTTGGTACAAACATGATTACCTCATTTTCTAGGTCAAGTGCAAATATACCCACTATACTACTTGCATTTACGCAATAATGACTCTGCTTTAGGTCTACATTATAGTCAACCATGTTCGCAAGTCTAATAAACTGCTGTACTTCTTTTACTGTAGTAAATCTAATTTTATATGCTGTATACTCCGTTACCATTTTCATCTGTCCTTTCTTTGTTTAATTTGTTGCCATAGCAATCATATAAGCTCTTTGTACAATTGCTTTATTTTTAGCTTTTGTTATCCTCTGTCTTTCTTTGGCTTGAATGAGTTCGTCCTCGCTCATAAAATATGTATCTAGTTCTCTACACTCTGACTTGTAGCGTTTTAGCTGTCTGTTTTCCTCCTCTCTAGCTAAACGCTTTCTTTTTCCTGCTTTCTTGTCGTATGCCAATTTTTAAATTCACCTCTTTTCTAACTAATTTTCTGAATTGATACAATATTACCAGAATAATTGTCATAAGTACCAATGTTGCCACTGCTCATAACATTAGGATCAAGTGCATATGTACCAACTATAAATTCAACCACGTTCTTAAAGCCGTTGCCTGTATCTCGATACTGATTATTGTAGTCAGTATGAATATCAGCTTTACAATCGGCTAAAACAGCGGTGAATGAGTTATCCATGTCGGTTGTAATTAGATAGCGTGTACCTATTTCTGTACCGTAATAACTTCCTAAAGCAATACAAACATCGTCACCTTGTCTGCGTATTCCCTGACTGTCCGTCCAACAATTCAGTTGTAACTGATATTGCAGAGAATTGATGTCCGTAATACAAGCGTAATCCATATAACCATGAAATGAAGTATCACCTGTTGGAATATTATAAGAAATTAGTTCTATTTCTGGCTCTGCTTCAGACTTAATAACTATCGTTGTAGTTTCGGTTATTTTATGGCTATACGGCTTTGTAGTTCTTGTTTCTTTAGCGGTTGTAGTAGATTTAGTATTTGTTTTTACTGTATTTTTTTTATTTTCTACCGATCTAACTTTTGTATTTTTAGTTATAACATTTGTGGTAGTGGTAATTGTATTAACTGTTGAATTATCGGCTTTGTTTCTTTCAAAATTATGCCTGTAGTCTTCGTTAATACCAATAACTTTTACAACTCCAAAACTGATAACTATTACGCAAATAGCAATCACAAGCTGTATGATTTGTTTTGTTGTCTCGTCTTTCTTTTTGTTCATATGTATTTATTCCTCATCGTCACAATAACAATATTTGTTATAATAATCTTCTCCGTTCATTTTTTCACAAGGAATATCGTTGTATTCGCACAAATCGTCAACGTTCACATTATAATTTGACAAATATTCAATAGCCTTTTCTTTGGCACATTCGCTGCAAAGTTCTTCCGAGTCATTGTCAATAATATAAAGCACATCAACCTCAGTTCCACACTTGTCGCATATTAAAACACGATAATCTTGACCCATGTAGCAATGACGGCAGGGAAGTCCGAGAGCAGTACAACCCACACAATCATTTCGTATCTCACTTGCCATGTTTTTTATTCACTCCTTTACTTCTTTGAATCTAGCGTAAAAGCTGTCATTAATATCGTAAACATTGTCATATGTATTACAGCTTTTTCTGCCATGACCGTCTATTAGTCTGCCATTTTTTACTTCGTATACTTTCCCTTCCTGAAAGTTATGGGTGTCAAAGCAAGCCACCCATATACATTTCAAGAGAGTATTCCAAGCATTATTTAACATTTTGTTTCCTTTCTAGTTTCGGCAACTACATACAGATAACTAAACCCACCAGCATTGCCAACTGGTTGTGCTGTTAAGCACATAGCTATATGTTCTGCCGAATATATCCTGTTTCCTTGTCTATACTGTTTTCCAAAATTAATTTCACCTACTCCACCAACTAACAACGGCTTATCATTGCAACCTATTGTGCTGGTGGTTATATAAAATTTTCAGTATCAACCTCAAACAGCTTTCCAAATATATAATAAAGTACATCAACCACAATAGAGTTACCTGCCTGTTTATAAAGTTGGCTGTCAGAACTAAAAGTTTGTGATCTATCGAATTGTTCATCAGTAAATCCCATAAGCCTATAACATTCTTTAGGAGTTAATTTACGAACACGAAAACTTTCAACCACACCTGCATCATTAGCATTTGCCTTCAATGTTTTAGAATAACCTTTCATTGGCGGTCTATATCCAAAAGATTGACTTTGATTGGTGATTACACCACTAACTTCGCCATTAGAGTCCTCTATAAACCTTTTGTACGTCTGCTGTTTCCATTCAGAATGTGACAGTTCATTAGGTTCAACTATAGCTTGGTTACAACTTGTAGTCAATGTTTGTGCGCAACCCTTTCCGACCCTACCTCTTCTTGTCTTAGAATTAGGCTGTTCCAGATTTACACTATTACCTTCATAAATTTCTGCATAGCCTTTCTTAGTTGCTTCTTTCACATAGGCAACCGGTTCTGCTATTTTAGTTTCTGTATTACCACCACCACAAGTATGTAAAGTAGGCGAAATACCTTCAGGAGAATAGTATCTTCTCGCAGATTCATATATTTTATCCCATTTGTCACCTTGTAAGCTACCTTCTTGTATGCAACGATTGGTGTCAAGTATTTGCTTTGGTTGCTTATAATCAGTAGCTACTAATGCACCCATAATGCCATTTGGGGAATAAACTAAATCTTTAGTTCTTATGCGATGATTGTGTTTACCCTTAGTAGTGCCTACAACATTTGCATCTAAATTTTCCTTATTCAGTATAAGTCTGTTCTGAATTTCTTCACTCAAATAATACTTTTCATCTACATTATCTTCAAGAAAATCTTTAAGTCTGACTCCGTTATCAAAAGGCTGCGGAAATTCAAATTTGCCATCATCAATATCTTTGCGAATACTTATTGCAAACACTCTTTCTCTATTCTGAGGAACTCCACAATCTTTAGCATTTAAAACTTTCCAATATGTATTGTAACCAAGTTCATCAAGCCAAGCCACCCATTCATCAAACTGTGGTTTAAACTTTTTACCCACAAGGTTTTTGACATTTTCGAGCATTAGATATTTTGGTAAAGCCAACATTTTGTTGGCTCTTTCAAGAAGTCTTTGTACTTCATATAGTAAACCTGAACGTGTTTGACCCTGTTTTATTCCCTCTTGTTTACCTGCCACAGAAATATCGGTACAAGGAAATGAATATGTCCAAAAATCAGCATAATCAAGATGTTCGAGTTTACTAATATCACCTAAATTCCTAGAAAGTTTATTAGCAAGCCAATATTTTTCAAGCTCTTTTGATTTACTATTTACAAATCTGTACCAATTATAAGGCTTGTTTTTCTGAAAGTCATATCCAAGATTAATTTCTGTAAGTTGCCTAGCCATTTCTTCTCTTGTAGGGTATTCAGTATATGTATTTATTAGTTCTTCCGTAAGTCCACAATGAATAGAAGCATAAGAAAGTACAGCATTATGGTCTATATCTGAGGTGTGTTTAATTTCACAAGGTATTCCGAGCCTTTCTAGTGCTGAAATTTGCGCGCCTATACCACTAAATAATTCGTTTACTGTTATTTTTCCCGTTTTCACTATTTGTAAATCCTCCAATTTGTTCTTTATTGGAAGATAATTGCAATTATCATATTCACTCAGGTAGCTAATCTGAGCGTTCCGTTTTGTTTTATCTCTTATTTTCTTAATAAAATGTTGGCTTTATATTTTTAGTTGCTTTCAACTTTTTTCACGATCCAGCTAATGCTTTTACTAATGCTTTTGACTTTTCAATCCTATTTTTCATATCAACAGACAGCCTACTATTGGAACACTTAAATTTCAAAGGATATATTCCGTTATATTCCGCAAGACGTTCTAATGTAATTCTATGCTTATTTTTCAATTCAGCATATATTTCATGTGTACATGTTACTTGGTCTAGTTTCACAAGTTTATCACAGCAAGGACAACGTGTTATAAGAATTGACACTTTATAATGAGGGTATTTTCCAAACTCATATCTGTAATAAGGCTCGCCCATTGAAACTCGGAGCATTTCTTCTTCTGAGTGACCGATTTCACCTTTTTCATACAATTCTTTGGCTTCTTTTTCCTCAAAATAAAACTCAGAATTGCAAGCTTTACATTGCCCTTTAAATAGTGTTATGCCCTCAATAAAATTTTCACCCAATTTGGTTACAAACATTTGTTACCTCCATTTTCCATCAATTAACCCCTGCTACAATTATATAAACTCTGCATTATCAGGTAGTCTATCTCGAAATTCTTTAGGCACTTCACCATTGTGCCATAAATTATTTGTTACGATAATTTCACCTGTATGTAATTTAATTTTAATTCCTCTGCCACCATATCCCCTAAAAAGACTATCACTCATTGGATGGGTTCTATCTAAGTAATAACAAATGCCATTAATAATAACGTGTTCGTCCTTTTCTTTTATAATTTCAAGCCAGAACTTTTTATGGAAACATTCACTATTATCACAGACTTTCTCATATGGCTCTGCATGGCAGACTTTGTGAAACACTCGACCACAGATTTCACATTTTATATTTTGAATATTACAATCCATTTTGTTTATCTCCTGCTTTTACATCAGCCACTTTCTATATTTTCTATCTTGTTTACGCTTAATCTTCTTGATACGGCTGTATATATAGTTCTCATAATACTCAAACTGCATAGCCTTTGCATAGCAATATAGCCATGTTGCAAAAAAGGTTGAAATCACTATTATACTTACTATAGTTTTGACATGATGTAAGCCGTATTCGTCATAGAAATGTGCCATAATTGGCATTGTTAAAACAAAAGCACAAAAAGAAATAATACAAATAATAGTATATATTGTCATTCGTGTTTTGCACCATTGTTTAGAATATTTCACTACTTTAATTTCTTTCATCAATAAACCTCTTTATTGCCCTTTTGAGCATATTTCTCTATAACAAAAAGGTCAAATCCGTTTCTTACGAACTGTTTTGTAAGATCATGTTTTATGCTATTACCCAAATATGTATAGATATAACTCATTTGCTCCATTGTAAAATTAGTTCCACAAATTTTATTGAAAGCATTAGTATTGTCTTGCCAATATCTCATAAGTCTTTTGTCTCGTGAATATCTTAACGCACAAGAGCAATCTCGACTTAGCCACTCACAAAGTTTTACCTTGAAATCTTCATTTGTTTTCACATCGTCAAGCTGAATATAGACATTGAATTTTGGAATAAGAATAATCTCGTTATTTCGATTAATAAAGCTATTTGGGAAAACTTGCATTGCAAGTTTTATACTTTCCAGAAGTTTCATTCTGTCTCCTTTCAGCCAACTCCAATTCTTTCTTTGTATTCGCCAAGTGTAATTTTGTCCATTTTATAATCTAAAAGTGATATAAATTCTTCTGTAGAAGTACAAAAGGGGAAATTACAGTTGTGAAGTTCTTTTCTTATTTCTTCTACCGCCTGTTCAGACGGAATATGCTGCTTACTCTCGTTGACACAGACTTCTGAGATAAGAAATTCAATATGCTGATATTGATTTATTAGGAATATTAGTTGCTCTTTCGTAAGAGCGTTAAGAATTTTCTTTGAAATCATTTATGTCACCTCAGCCCTAAATCATCAAGTGTTACAGGTGTGTAGTCATGCAACATACAACCTACATTCGCACATTTATAAAGAAAACCACGTTCCCTCATTTGTTGGGTATACTTATCAAAAGGTCTTGTATCTCTACCATTGTGAATATGCCCATACAAATAAAATTAAATCCACTCTATTGTTGGCAAGCCTTCATAATTATGTTCCCATACAAACCATGCAAAACACATAGTACTTGCCCAAGGCTTCCCCTTCTCATCTACCTCACTACCATTACGCATTGGGTTTACTCTTTTAGAAAACACATAAATTGTTTTTATAGGAGTGTTTTCCCACATTTTCAATCTATCTTGCCCTTCAAGAAGTTGGATTTTTGCAAACATAATAACTTTTTCATTTGCTAAATCCAATGATCGAAGAATAAATTCCTTTGCAAATTTGAATGGTGGATTGGTAATAATATTATCAAATTTACGTTTGTAATTATATGTAAGAAAATCAATGTTCGGAGTAATATCAATTCCAAAAGGACTATCTCTACCAACCAAATCAGTAGATACAATTTCTGAATATGGATAAAATTCTTTGAGGACTTTTGATATATGCCCTTGTCCGGCAGCAGGTTCGAGTATACTACCAAATAATTTCTCTTTTTTTAAAATGGCTTCTGTTGCATTGAATGGTGTTGCGTAAAAATCATTAGTCACTCTTTCTCTTGTAGGAGACATTCCAGCTAGGCTTGTCCCCGTAAGTGTTTTCATTAAATGTTGTCCTCCTCAATAGTTTGTAATCAAGACCTCTATATCTTTTGTCTTGTCTTTTTTCTGGTAATTACAGTTTCCGTAAGTGGTGTTTAGATAATGGATTTTATAATCATGATTTTCTGCCCAATTCTTTAATGTCGAGTTTGTTTTTAGATTATTCGATAATGCCCATTTCACATTTGAAACCGCAAGCATATCTCTCAAATCTTCCTCGTCGGTATTAGTCCATCCACCATTTTCATTATAGGTTGCCGTGGAATTAAAGTACGGGGATCACAATACAGAAAATCATTTTCGCCAAACGCTACGCCGATGAACTCACGAAAATCAGCATTGGTAAACTTGCAGTCTTTATTGCTGATTGCTTCCGAAAATTCTATGAACTTTTCTCTTAATGTAGGGTTAAAGCTACTTCTGTCTTTCCCAAATGGCATATTAAATTCGCCTTTTGAATTAAAACGAATTTGGTTGTTAAAGGCGTAACAAATTAGCACATATAAAATAACGGACTGTTTAGATTCCGACTCGTTAAAATAATTGCGGAGTCTCAAATACCCATCCCTATTAATCTTCGATAAGTCATATTGCTTGATTATCTTATCTATCTCGTCAAGACTTTTATCGGTTCTATTTCTATGTATGTATTCAAGTATTTGCACTACAGGCAAATTCAAATCATTATAAATAACCTCTTTCGCAGGAACATTAATTCCAACATTGAAGCCACCGCCAAACAAATCAACGAAAGTGTCAATATTTTTCGGGAACAACGGCAATATATGTGGTAGGAGCTTGTATTTGCCACCCATATAATTAAGTGGCGATTTTATATATTCTTGTTTTATTAGTATCATCTCCTTAATAAAATTTCTCTTTTTTTATTCAGATTTTAAGTGTCTAAAGGTGCGTATTTACGCTGTTTTAGGATATGCTAAAGTAGCGTATTTTCATTAACTTGCATTTCTTAAAATTAATTGCTTTATGCTTTCTTTTTGCCCTTTCTGATAATAGACGTGTCCTTTGCTTTCTTAATTTAATATTTGCACTGATATTCTTTCTCAAACATCTTTTCATCGTCATTCTTTATGCTGTCATATATATGCTTTAAGCCAATATTTTCACTGCCTAAAACAGGGTCAAGTAATATCATATCACTGGTAAAAATACTATCAAATTCATCAGCTTTTATATTCCGATTATTTCCCTTTGCAACTACATCTTTTAAGTAGTCAGCATAACCATTATACAAAAGACTTCTGCCAACTCCTCTTGCTGTATAAACCTCATCTCCACGAATAATAGCTTTAAGTATTTGGTATTGGATGGGATCTAATGTAATATTATTTTTATCTTCAATATATCTTTTTACTTCTTTAGCATCAATCATTGTATGTTTCCTCCTTAAATTACATTGTTCCTCTTATGTTTCGCATTTTATAACCCAAGATGGGTGTTCTTCATGAATTATTCGTCTGGCTAAATCCCATTCTTCTGAGTTATATTGGAATGTAAGCCATAGCTGAAATAAGAGTCTGCCAGAACGCTTATACTGATACGACTCTTTCCAGTACTGAAAAGCCTTATAAATTCTATCATTTAAATTATCATAATAGCAATTACCAGTATTAAACATATCGGCTAAACTACGTTCTGAGATTTTTGATATTATGTATTCTTCATTTGTCATGAATCATCTCTCTTTATGAACAAATAATCAGTTGAAATATCATCTATTACATTTTTAGCTGTCTCTTTAAACCATACACTCAAATCTCTTTTAGTCATTCGTAATCCTCCTCAATCTTTTCCATCATCTCAGGATTGTCATAAACGTTGCCAACGATAAAAGAGACACGTTCGCCATAGCAAGATTCGATTTCAAGTTCCGTAAGATCAATCGTATTAAAAAGATGATTCACTTTAAACGTTGGAGTGCCTACATCTGTCAGCTCCCAAGAAAGTGTTTCATCATTCCACCTTACATCCATAAATCTATCAGTGCCACAAGAAGTTACGTTAATTATATCTCCTTCAAAAATTTTCTTGCCATACTTATCTGTTAATCCTGTATATTGGCTGACGGTCTTAGGGTCTACTACATAAGAAATTGGCATTGTATCAACAAACTGCTTATAGTCATTGTCCTCAATCTCTATATTGTCGTAAATAAGATGCTCAACATTAACCCCTTTGTCCTTGAAATATGGACGCTTTTTGCATACATAAAACCCCTGAACCCATTCGCCATTGTCTACACGTTTTCCTCTAAAAAGTATTTCACGCATTGCCGTCACCCTCTTCATTCATATACTCTTTAAAGATTTCATCCGTGAATCTTATCTCGTAAGGAAAAACTGTTATTATCGACCCATTAATGTCCTCTACGATACCTTCGGTTTGACCGCTTCGACCTATGCCCCACATATGAAATAGCATCTTTTCACCATTCACAAGGCAATGTCTTAACGGAAAAGTAACGTTAAGTTGCATATCTCTCATTCTTCAAACTCCTCCATTTTTTGCTCCGCAGTTAGTCTTGCTCCGCAGTTAGGGCAGTAGTTATAATAGCAATGTCCACAATAATATGCCGTTTCAGTTAATCCTTTGCATTCGGAACAAATCCATTGTTTACTGTCAACTGGGTCATTGCTAGGTTTAAACCATTCTCCATGTTTGACTTCCTGCACGTCGGCGGTAGGTTCATCATCAACCAGTTCGCACAGGTTATAATAAAGTTCTTCTATGGTCTTATCCCGATCAAATATGCTGTCTGTTTCCGAATCAATAGAACACTTTAATTTTTCTGCGTCAATATATCTTGACATTTGCTATTCTCCTTCCAGTGACTTTCAAAACCCTTTAAGAAATGTCTTTATAGGTCTTATTTCTTCTTCAATCTCTTTATACCTTTTGTATTGTTTGTCCGTCATTGCTGCCACCGCCTTTCAGCTTTTTGATGACATCAAGCATCGCAGTTGCATAGCCAATTTGATAATCGGCGTTGCGATTTTGGGCAACTGTGCACAAACCCTCTTGACAAATGTCCAGCAGTATGCTATCATCAAACTGTGTTGAACTGGTATCTTCTTTTACAGATACCTCCGAGCTTGTACCTGTTGCCGCAGGTGCGGGCTCGTTTTTTGTGTTGTTTGCTATGTATTCCGAGAATTTTATGACACAGTTTTTAAATCCTGCTCCTAGTACTATAAATGGGCAGGTTTTGCAATTATTTTTTGTGCAGCAATGTGCTGCCCTTACAATTTCCTCGTCAGTGAATTTCTTATTCATCATCGTTCTCCTTCCACTGGCTTTCAAACTCCTTCTCAAACTTTTGCAGCTCTTCATCTGTCGGCTCATCCTTAGGTCTGCCTTTGTCAAAACCGAATGTACAGCCGCTTTCAAAGCAACAGCCTGCTAGATCGGCAGAGCATTCCACGTCATCGCCATATTCACGATATCCCCAAGCACAATCCTGACAACACTTCATTACAGGGTCTATGCATCGTGTTGGTAAGTCATGTATAATTTTTTTACTCATTTTCAATCTCCTTTGAAAAATTCTCTCGGTTCAAACCATTTATCTTTAATGATATTTCCTATTCCGACAACCAATCTATCTTCCTGTTTTACTCTAACATAATGACCTTTTATATCTTCCCATTTTGCAACGCCCACAACGTCCATAATTCTTGTAAGTGCTTCAAGTCCCTTTTCAGAACCTTCAAACGATGTTCCGTTGAAAAAAGCTAAGTTATAACCGCCAAAACTAGCTCCCCAGCCTAAGCCTTTAAGTGCTATAGAAAAGGTAAGGCAACAATGGTCGCCTATTTCCAGTGATACATCAGTTATTTTAGCGTTTTCATAAATAGTGTTAGTGTTGCTTTCTGTCGAAGATATATTTTTTATTACAGGTTTAGACTCATTTTCTTTTATGTAATTGGCGAAGCTAAGTTCACAATTTGTTTTATTAATACGAAACGGACAATTCTCACAAATACCTCCTGTTTCTACGCAGTGCTTTGCTGCTTCCAAAATCTCCTCTTTTGTCATCATATTCTACCTCTTTCTATAAATAAAACTAAATTTTTATTTGTCGTTGTTTTCTTTGTGCGGTTTTCCGATAAACGCTTCCATCATTCTTTCCCTATCTTCTCTTTCGTGTATTACTCCAATAAACTTTTCGTAACATTGATTGCAAATATCAAGTTCAGTCCATTCAGATGCTTCATAACGACCTTTCCAAGTCCAAACTCCACTAAGTTTTTTAACCTTAAAATGCTGATCGGCTTCATTACTTCTGCATACATCACAAATACATTTATATATTGGTTTCACCTTCTCTCAATAAAAGAAAACTTTTATATTACTCATTCTTATCTTTTTTGTCTAGCAACCACTCAATCGAGGTCGGCTTTTCATCTTTCCAAGAACACAGAGTATCTAACATCTTTGTAAGGCTATTAACCCTAATTTTATACATTTCACCATACCATATTGTTTCTAATTTGCAAGGAGGGGTGTTATAAGCCATTAAAGTATTATGAACACTATTACAAGCCAAGTACCTATAACCAAGTAAATAAAGTCCCTCCAAAACAGTTCTCTGCTCATCTGTTATTTTTGGCTCGTTTGATTTATTCGTTATATCGCCAATAATTGTACCTCTTACTGTAGGCTCATCGGTTGTAGGTCTTGGGTTTGATATTCTTATGATAGTTTCGCCAGTCTTTCTTTCGGTCTTAATAGTGATTGTCTGCTTAAAATTATCAGCATCTGAGTCCATGTGTTCAAGTGCATTTTGAAATACCCAAGTATAAATTCGACCCTGGTCAATTTTTACATGATATTTAATAGAATTATCTTCAAGCTTAGTGCCAACAATCGTTCCTGTAAAATCTGTAATTTTTACTCTGTCACCTTTTTTAAATTCTTGATTAGCCATTTAATGTACTCCCTTTCTACATTTTAAAACAATTCACAACCCTGTGCTTTGAAACCATCAACTTGTTCATTCCATTCTTCTTTTGATAAATTAAACTCACGTTTAAAACATTTTTTACAATAAAACTTTGCTGTGTCTCTACCTAAATATTTCATATTCATAGCCAACACATTGTTTTGCCGTATATTTTTACCGCATTTACAGCAAGTTTTATTAAAGAATTGTTCTGCAACATGATAATTAGACAAACCTTTATATTCCATCAATTCTTTTATTACCTCATTTGTAGGAGCAGTTCGTAGCAAACCACCATTCCAACAAGAATGATATTCTTTAACGGTACAATTAAGTTGTTGCCACCGAGAATTTTTTAAAAAATTTTCTTGTAGAATTTTATGCCAACGCTCATATGCTAGCGGATACCAATATTTGTCCAATACCCAAGTTGTTTTTGTATAATAAGGACAACATATGGAACACCCAACTCTTGAATATCCTTTACGATATTTATTGTTAATTTCAAGTTGGTTATGTAATATATAAAGCCACACATCCAAGCTAGTCCATTTGCGAATTGGTAAAAGTCCATACCAATCTTTATCATTCCATTTGGGGTTATGTATGATATATTCTCTATCAGCTCGTTTGTTACTTTCGTCATTTCTCACACCCATAATTTGTATTAATTTATCTATACCATGAACTTTAAAATATTGAATAGATTGACCTTCTTTGTAGATACTACAGCAAGCTCTACCAAATCTTGTTGGAATGAAATTTGATTTATCAAAATAGTTATATATACTTTCTTCAGGTGTTGTAATTATCCAATCTGAATGCTTTTTAACAATTCTATATGTATCTGCGGCATCACAGGTTGTATTATTAAACATTACCTTTACATTAGATGTAACCTTGTAAACCAAATCGAGAACAACGGTACTATCCTTACCAGTACTTGTCAAACACCAAAAATCATAATTTGAATATGTATCAAGAGTTGATTTTATTACATTTAGACTTTCATCAATTTTATTCTGCAAGCCATTTTTTAGACGTTTGTATGTTTCTTCCCAGCTCTCTGGGTTAAAATCGCAATATTCTTTATGTTTTGTAATATTAATTGTCAGATCATCATTAACTTTGTATTTATAAAGTCTGTGTAATATTCCGTCAGACGAAAATGCTCTAATGATACCTCGGTCGAGCCAATAAAACCCCTCTGTAATTGGTATATTAAAACCCAAATCAGACCACATTCTAATCTGTTCTTTAAAAATTGGTTGTATTTTTATCGCTTCCTTTCAAATAAAATCAACTTTTTATAAGTTGCTCTATAACGTCCTTAACTTTCTCAAATATTTCCGAAGAATAAACAGTAACCTTTAATACAACCATTATTCTGGAAAGTTGTAACAGTAATGTCATGTGTCATATTGAAAATATCATAATTCATCTATTTAAGCATAATTATTATTTAAATTTAGTATTTTCATCTACAATGGAATTATCAGTTATTGTTATAGTCATTTTATCATTTACTTTTATTTTAACAATGTTTTCCGAATCATTATTATGTTGCCACCAAGGGGATGACAATCCTAAATCCATATTCTCCGCTATTACATATTCTCCATCGTAAAGCCATTCTGTATTATGTTCAATAAATTTAGTACCTGATTTTAGTGAATTAACATAAGCTACCTTTCCTATATAATTAGGAGCTAAATTCCATTCAGGATATTTAATAATAAATTCATTATAGATAGCAGGCATTAACTTACTTAAAGATAGTAGAAAATCAGGAATTATTTTATCGTTATAATCTGTAATAACTCCACCTAGTAACGCTCTAGGCTTAAATGTAGCGATGTTATAAATAAGGTCTGTATTAAATTTATTCATAGGCACATAGTCACTTTCAAAAATATAATTAGACCTAATTGTATAGTAATTATTTGTTTCTTTGTTTAATGCTACTTTAGCGTATGTTAAATAAATAAAAACTGTGTCACCTATAATAGCTAAATTGTTAGTATTCGGATAAGTTAGACAATTATATTTATCATTAGAAGTGTATTTACTTTTAAAATCACTATATTTCTTAGCTCTGCTAGTATAACCTTTAGTATTTATAACACTTCCCAATTTACAATGTGGTAAAGCAAAAGGTGTGCAATGATTTAAACATTGCTTATTCTTATATAAAGAACAGTTATCACAGTTGTCACAATAAATTTCATGAGCTTCCAATGGACTTTCTTTTCCACCGAATATAGATTTACCACCTGTCAAATATACATCTATTAAGTTCATATTTTACCCTTTCTCTATATGATTTTTATATATCATTTCTTTCATAGTATTTTCTCCTATCTCTTATACTTTATAAAATTCTTTATCTTAAAAAACAAAGCTTTTATCTTTTGTGCCAATATCATCACCCTCTCTATCTCTAACAAGCGTACTCGAATGATAGTGAGTGCATATAAAACGCACTTAATTAATAATAGGTATATACTCAAGTGTACTCGTTTAATGGTATACTCATATTATAATGCACTATTTAATAGTTGTCAATATGGCAAAGTATACAAAGTTTGCTAGATAAACTTTGTTAATTATATATTAACCGCCCAATAAGCTTAACCAAGTATTTCTTTGTGAAGCCTGCATTTTCAAGCACCTCTGAAAAGCACTAGGCTCGGCAATCAATGCACATTTGGTTTTAGCTCTGGTAATCGCAGTATACAGCATACAGCGGTCAAGCAACTTGTAATGAGTGTTGTCGATCAGCACAATAACATTCTTAAAGCCACTACCTTGCGTTAAATGGCAAGTCAGACAGTAAGCCAACTCAATACTACTTAAATCATTTTGTAAGAAATCAATTTCCTTGTCGGCAAATTTAATTGTAACAACATTCTGCTTCTTACCGTCTTTAATTGTCTGTTCAATTTTTGTAATATAACCCATTTCTCCATTGAAAACATTTCTATCATAGTCATTCGTTCTTTGAATAACTTTCGACCCAAGACGAAATGTCTTATTACCATACCTGATCTCAGGTGCAGTATCGGGTGGAATTATCATATCTTGTAAAATAGAGTTAATTTCAAAAGAGCTATTTATCCTGTCCTTTTTACAAGGTGTCAAAATAATCGTTTCATCATAGCCGTCTTTCTTAGCTGCCATTGTATACAATTTAATAGCCAATTCACGCATACCTTCACGGCTCTCTCTAAACATATAGGTCATGTCTTGTAGCTCGCCAGTAACAACTTTTAGTTTTGGTTCAGGCAATGGGTTTTCTCCATTTCTAATTTTAACTGAGTCCGAAATAATACCTGACTTTTGAGCCTGTCTTAAAATCTTAGTCAGCTTACAACAAGTGAATACATTACAATTAAGCAAATCATGAAAGATATTGCCACAGCCTATTGGTGGTAACTGACCGTCATCACCTACAATAATTACTTTTGCACCCTCTTTTATAGCAGAAACCAAGCTATAAAATAATGATGAATTAACCATTGAAGCTTCATCAAGTACGATAATATCGCTAGGCAATCTGTTGTCAGAGTTATAAACAAAACCTGTCTTGTTAAAACCAAGCAACCTATGAATTGTACTTGCGAACAAACCTGTTGCCTCAGTTATCCTGATCGCAGCTTTAGCAGATAAAGCACAAGCTGATATAGAATAGCTTTTATATATCTTTGTGAGTCCTCTTAAAATTGAGCTTTTACCTGTTCCTGCTCTACCTGTTATAAGCACTACAGAACTGCCACAAGCCTTATATATCTCTTGTTTTTGTTCGTCTGTATAGCAAAAACCTTGTTCTCTTTCTGCTTCTGAGATACCCTTTTCAATGTTAATCTTATAGTCTGTTTCTTGTTCATTGAGATTTTTTAGAATATCCAAAATAGATATTTCAGTTTTATATTGGCGTAATAGCCCTACCTTATTTTCTTCAAAATGTAGAAATATCTCATGTTGCTTTTGTGTGGATTTAAAGCTCTCGTACATTTCATAACAATCGTTTATGTTATCTCTTATTGCACTGTCTAATACAGACTCTAGCACATATGAATGACCGTCATTGTTCCCAACACTCTCAAGATAATACTTAACAAATGCCACAACTCTTTTGGTTGATATCCTGATATCTGGATTTAACTTCAACGCCAAATCGTCGACTCTCTTAAAGCCCAAGCCACGAATTTCTGTCATGATGTAAGGATTGTCAAGTAACTTTTCCTTCAATAATTGAGGATTAGGTTCATTAGAAATCAATTTACTTATCATGGCATATGTTACACCCAACGGCTGAAGCATAATAAGGATATCTGAAATAACATAGTTATTCAATATATTATCTTTTATCCTATTCCAACTCTTTTCGCCTATACCCTTGATTTTTGTAAAATCAATTTCTCTGTTATGAATAACATCATCAATTACATTTGGGTAGACAGCTAAGATGTTTTTTGCTTGCAGTTCTGTGACCTGAGTTTTCAAATATGCTATTTGTTGTTCTTCTGTCTTAGGCACATTTGCAGTAATAGAAATTGGTGTATACTGATACGAATTATATTTGCTATTAAAGGAGCAAGTGACTTCGGCATTGTACTCGACACCGATTGTCAAGCGTTGCATTTTACCTGCCAATGTACTACCTTTTAACAGCCTTGGCTTGTCGCCAAAGGGATCGTCATAACAATCATAAAAATATGGAATGTCATCAGAAGTTGTTATAAAAGTATATACTCCCCAATTACTATTTTCGTTATAAAATCGCTCCTGTTGAGGAACGATTTTAAATTTATAGATTTTTTCTGCCATGTCTTTTCTTCCTTTCTGAAAGCCACTCAGTATATGGTCGCATAGCCTGTATTGTAACCTTATCTTCGTCTGTTTTTCTGCACTTAATAGCAACCTGAGAGCCTTTCTTAACCAAATCTTCATACTGTACAAGTTGACTATTCCAAAGAACTCCCTCTATAATACCGAAAGTGGAGTAAATATTTACAAAGGCAAATGGTTTTTTATTTCTGTTCTTTTTCTTTTGTACTCTGGAAATAACACCTACAATAACGCAATCATTATCATTCTCAACGGCTTCAAATGCTGTTGTTAAATAGGGAAGTGCTTCTTCAAATGGGTTATTGTATATAAATATCTGTAATGCCTCAAACTCCCAAAAATCAGCGTTTTCAAGATATTTGTTATTGGTTGAAAGAAATTGTTTCAACCTATCTTCTTGCTGTAGATCAAACTTTTCTTTCTTTTTCTGATTTGCAAGAGTTAATAATGTGTCTTTGTCATAGTCATACTTGCCGTCACCAATACGATATTTTTCAATATCAATATCATAGTCAATAATAAGCTTGCTATACGTTGGTAACTTAGACAATTCTTTATACTCTAATGGTTTATACAATGACTTCAAATACTTTAACAAACAACTCTTTTTATCTTTCGTAGGTATCGCACCTGACTTAATTAAGTTAATAATCTGAGTTTTTGTCAGTGTTGTTCTTGACAACAAGTCTTGAAGGTTTTTATACTTGCCGTTCTTCTCACGTTCAGTAACAATCTCTTGGGCTATTCGTTCACCAATGCCTGTAATCGCAGAAAAACCAAACAGCACATTGTTATTGTAAATAGAAAAATCGACTAGCGATTTATTGATATGAGGTGGTAAAACAGTTACTCCAAACTGTTTAGAGTCTACAATGTATTTATTCACCATACCTGCCTTATCCTTATTCAAATTGAACAAGGCTTTGAAAAAATGAACAGGGTAATTTATTTTTAAATAAGCAGTTTGAAAGCATAGAACAGCGTAGCTATAACTATGTGATTTGTTGAAGCAATACCCACCCTTGGCAGCAAGTTCTTCACTAATAGCTTTTGCTATATTTTCATCATATCCGTTATCAATAATTTCTTGATATAGTTTTTTAGACTCTTCTTTAACTAATTCAGGCATCTTTTTACCGATAGCTTTGCGGTACTTGTCGCTACCACCATAACTTCTACCACCAAAAACACGCACTATTTCCATGATTTGTTCCTGATAAATACACTGACCGTAAGTGCTTTCCAAAATAGGCTTCATGTCAGGGTGTATATAGGTGACAAGTGAAGGATCATGTTTACATTTAATAAACTCCTCCAAAGCTCCCATTGAATCAGGTCTATACAATGCCAAAACAGCCGACAAATCTTCCATGTTAGTTGCTTGTAGTCTGAGCAGTAAGTCTTTCATACCTGCACTTTCCACCTGAAACACACCATTCGTCAATGCTTTGCTTAATAGTTCAAATGGACTTCTGTCATTTTCAAATTTGGGGTTGTTGATATTTATATCGTACTCAGATAAGTGCAAGTCATTTTGAATTTCCTGTACCATTTTTAAAGTTTGTACACCCAAAATGTCAAATTTAATGATACCTATTTGTTCAACAAGCCTTTTATCAACTTGAATAACGTGTTCACCGTCAGAGCCTAGTTTCATTGCCATATAATCGCTAATATCGGTATCAACAATACCGACACCGCCTGCATGACAGCTAACCGTTTTAACCCTACCACTTAATTTGCCTGCTATGTCAAGTAACTCACTGTACTCAGGGTGTTCAGATAGGTAGTTTATGTTGTTGTCAATACACTCTTGGAATGTATTGTACGAAAACTTTTTGGATAGTTTATCCATTTCATTATATTTGAAACCTAGTATTTTACCAACATCTTTTATGGCTACAACAGGTGTTATATACGAGAAGTTTATAATCTGACAAACACGATTTTCACCATATTTATCAATGAGATAATTTATTACTGTAGGTCTGTCTGAAACATCGATGTCCAACTTTACTACCTTGCATTTCTGCAAGGAATAGACTATATCTTCACCATGCGTATCACACTTGTAGTAATACGTTTAGGCGTGTGGCACTTCGAGTCAAGAATTTCACTTGACCCTACGCTCCTTTGAGCTAGTCGTTTGACGTTTTGCATTTATGATTTAATAAGTGTTATTCCCTTTGATTTATAATTTCTTACAATACCCGATAAACTAGCACCGTAATGTTCATTTGCGTATTTAGCTGCGTCTAAAATAGATTGAAAATGCCCTAGAAATACATTGTCTTTGTATAAATCGCAAGTCACATAATTTCTTATTTGCGACATTGTGCGATAACTGTAATGTATGTTTTCTTTAGCGGTACACCATTCTAAGTTATCAACATTATTATTTTTAGTATTGCAATCTAAATGATTAATCTGTGGTAAATGATTGTAGTTAGGAAGAAACGCCTGAGCAACTATTCTATGTACTAATAATTTATGGAATTTATTATCTATTTCATTCTTTAATTGTACCATTAAATATTTACCTTGCGAGTCAGCCCACGGCTTTATTCTTTTTAGTTTGCCCGACTTTGAGGAGTAAATTTCTCCCAACTCATTTACATAATAATCTTTATAGTTTTCAATTTCTTTTAGCATATTGTCTCCTTTGTTTTGCAACGGGAAACAATATTAAATCATAAAATGCAACTTCGCACAGGATTGTCATATCGTCAGACAGAACGACTTAGATGTTCCCTGTTAGCTAATTAATACACCGCCATTTCCTGCGGTTACAATTATAATAATTGTTTAATTAACACCCTATATTTTATAGGTTCACCACACTTAACACATATGGTTTCCCATATGCTCGACCGAAAATCAATCTGGCATTGAAACTCTTTCTGGATTAAGAAAACGCTCAAAAATCAATCCATATTTGATAGGGTTTAGGTCAGTTATACCTATTGTATAACACACAAGGCTTCCTGCTCCAGAGCCACGTCCTGAACCTATTTTAACCCCATGAGTTTTCGCATAATTTATAAAATCCCATACAATAATGAAATAACCGTCAAAATTCATTTGATGAATAATTCCCATTTCATAATCAAGTCGGTCTTTCATTATTTTCTGCTCTTCTTTAGAAAGTTTGTTAAAATTTCTAGTTTTCCACCCCTCGTCAATAAGATGTAAAAGAAATTCATTATTAGACTTATATCCACTTGGTAAGGGGTATGTCGGTAACTGTGGATCTTGAAAAGGCATATGTACTTCTTCTATCATATCAGCTAAAGCATTAGTCTGATTTAAACCTTTTATAACATTATCTGCACCAATTTGTTTATCCATAGTTATATGAATTTCTTCTTCGCTTTGCAAATAACAACCTTCGTAGCTTTCAGACATTGTTTCAGTGTCGTGAGCTATCTGAACGTGCCTACCCTGATAATATAAATCTTCCTTTGTGGCTGCGTGACTATCTGTAGTAATTATGTATGGAGTGTTTGTTACCTCAGATAGTTTCAAAATCTTTTTATTGTAATTAGCCTGCTCCTCTGATTTGTGAGATTGCATTTCCAAATAGAAATTAGGAAATGCCGATTTGTATTCTTCGATATACTTAACACAAATATTAAAATCACTTTCTTTAGCTAATTTTGAAGCCAAACAAGCAGAACAAATAATTAAATCTTCTGCATACGGAGCAATATCTGAAATCTGTACTCTAGGCTTAAAATAAAAATTTTCAAGATTTGACTTAGTGATAATTTTATTTAAAGCCTTTCTGCCGTTCTCATTTTTTGCGAGAGCGATAAGATGAAAGTACTTATTGTTCTTATCTTTTACAGCCGTATCGAAACATTCATACAGCTCTACGCCATATATCAGCTTAATATCAGGATATTCTTTAGATAGTTGATCGAAATATATCCATGAATATTGGTTGCCATGTTCCGTAACTGCGTATGCTTTAATACCGACTTTTCGGCATTGTTCAAGCATTTCTTTTGGTGTACCATAGCCGTCCAATAACGAGTACATTGTATGGTTATGTAAAGAACTGTACATTACCTTTCAGCCTCCTCATATTTCAAAATAACTATTTGTGGGGTAATTACACCCTTATACTCAGATACATTGAGCTGGCAGAGTGCATTAATGCACATTTCATCATCATATCCATTCAAAAAGTCTAATACTTTATCGTCACTAGGATTACAGAACTTGATAATTGCGATATTATCGTCAGTAATAAACTTCCATGTATCTTCATTTTTACCCATGAAAACGCCTTGACTATGCTCCAAAACTATATTATTAATGACAAATAAAGGCTCTTTAATTCCTGTACCATAACAATTTTCCAATGATGCAACATCAGAAATCATTCCAATATTAAATTCGTCATAATCAAAACAAAAATCTATTGACAAAGGATTGTCTGAATTAATATTCTTATTTAAAACTTTAATTGCTTCAGCCACGTTCTCAGCTTTTATCTCAAAACCGAAAGCATTTGCGTGACCTTGACACCAATTAAACAGACCTGTTTTAAGTAACTCAGCCTTTAAATCTGGCACATAACTGTTATCAAAGTTTCTGGCAGACCCTCTATATACATTGTTATCTTCGTCTTTGCGGAGTATTAAACAAGGTTTTTTCGCACAACTAGCCATTTTCATGGCTATTAATCCAGAAAATACACTTGGAATATTGTTGCCCTTTAAGAATAAAACTGTATTTTTGTCGTTAGTTACGCTTTTCCTTAACGCAGGAAGTAACTTTTTCACTTGATTATCCTGTCTTGATTTAGCGTTTTTACAGAGTCTTACAACTCTTTGATAAATATTTTCTTTTGTATTTTCAGTTTCGCCACGTTTTTTGTATTCAAATTCTTCGTCCTGTTCAATAAACGCTCTGAAAAGTAAGTCCTTTTCTTCCATGTCACCAACTCTACACATTGCGTTTATCAGGGAAGTAATACAAAATGCAATAGTATGAGGATTAACCTTGCCTTTCATGGAATAATTTTGAGCATTAATAAATTCTTCAAAACATTTATTTGTGACGTTATAAAGACCTTTGTCAATAAGCCTTTTTGTTTCAAAAGAACGTAAGTCCATAATGTCAGAAATATTAGCCAATGCCACAAGGTCAAGGTAATCATCGGCATAATCATTCCAGTAGCAATCATCGAGTGCTTGTAGAAATTTATATACAATTCCTGCACCGCATAATTCTTTATTAGAGTATTCTGAACTACACTGATTGTTTACTATAACCGCATATGGGTTTGTTCTTTCAATATCATGGTGATCGAGAATAAGTACATCAACACCTTGCTCTGTCAACTGTTTGCATTGTTCAGTATCATTACTTCCTGCATCGGGAACAATCAACAATTTTGTGCTTTCAGGTATTTCTATCTCAGAAGAAATACCATGTTGCTTTCCAGAATGTATCAGATATGTAATATCAATTTCTTTGTTAAGCCTTTTCAAATAAGAATACATCATGGCAGCACTGCACTGACCGTCAACATCGCAATCAACAATAATCGCCATTTTACTATTGCTTTTAATGTGTCTATCTAGCATTTGAACCGCTTCAGTAATATTATCAAGATTATCATAAGAAATTAATACATCATCGGTTAAATGAATGTATTCACTAACGTTAGTTATTCCTCTATTAGTAAAAATAGATATTGGAATATGGCAATAATCATTATTGCCTATTATTTTATAATTCATGTTTTGTTGTTTCACTTCCCATTCTTTATAACTTGCGTATATTTGGCAATTAACTGTTTAAACTTATCGGGATTATCTGTTGGACTTTCTTTTTCTTCCAATAAATTATTAGTGTCAACAATAGCACTGATTTGAATACAATCCAGAAATTTGTCAGCTATATCGTTTAACTCTTCTATGGTTACGTCTTTATCAAAGCAAAATATAATATGAGAACTCAGCCTTGTCAGCATATTTATTTGATATTGGCTTATTTTCTTGCCACAAGTTGCTACACAATTCTTTATTCCCATGTTCCAAAGTTGCATAACACCTTTTTCAGCTTCAACCACATAAACGTAGCCTGTTCGAGCTATATATTTTTCGGATAAATAAAGTCCATATAACATTCTAGCTCTGTTGCAACGCTCCAAATATATATATTTAACTCTTTGTTCTTCTTCTGTCATTTCTTCTTGCTTTAAAAATAGCCTGCCCTTAACACCGACTAATGTTCCCATTTCATCTCTTACAGGAATTGTAATTCGATTGGAAACATCGTCATAACCTATTTCAAACAGCATTTGAGTATCATATGAGATATTATCTTTCAAAAAACAATTATTAACGGCAGGGAAGTAGTACGATAGAACATTTTCTTTAATCGGCTTTAAAGGTTGCATTTCTTCGTAATTAGACTCATCATCTGCCATTTCAGAAATAAATTTCGTAAACTTTAGACTCTCGGGCAAATCGTTATATTCATCTTTATAATAGTTAATACCGCACCAATTACAAACTTTGCGAACAGCTTCATAAAATGTACAACTGCAAAAAAATTGCACAAGATCAAAAATATCTATTGTATCTAAGTTTGAACTACTATGTATTTCTCGTGTGTAGTCAACAGTTAAAAGACCTTCATTGAGATAAACAGTAATTGCCCCTTGATTATCGCCATCAGGATTGCCACACTGAACATAACCTGCTTTACAGGAAATATGGTGACAACCTATTTCGTCAAGTATGACAGGAACATAATTGTTCTCTAGTATCTTTTCTTTGAGGACAGAAATATCCATTTTATCCTCACTTTCTTCTCAGTTCTCCGACTTCATACCAAGTGTTCAAATCTAGGTCAACTTCAAATACAACTTTCTTTTTACAACCAAATCTGTTTTTGTCTACATTGCCCACATAATACCTCTTACCAACTTTAAGTTCACATTCAGCATCTTTACCCCATTCAGCGTCATGCTGAACATAACGATATTTATGAAAGTCACCAACAGATATTTCTTTGAATAACGTCATAGTCCATATAATATGCTTTAACTGTTTTGCATTAGCAATATTATTTGAGTTTAGTTCGTCAGGCTTGCAAAACTCCGTATCGTCTGTAAGCTGAATTGAGAGATAGCCAAACATATTTAACTGCTTTGCTAAATCAGTGAGTTTTGTTACTGTTGCTTTTAAAGCTGCCCAATCTCCTGTGGCTTGTGTGTCTTGCTTACAGGTATCGTAAAAGAAGTATTTCGCACCATGAGTTAGATTAGCTTTTCTTATTTCAAACTCTAGTGTTTTGTCATCATAACCGCCAGCCATGTCCTTAACGAGAATAAGTTCATTAGTTTCTGTTTCAATCCATTCAGCAATTTTCATTATTTTTACATATTCCTCTGAATTTTCAGCGACCCTTTGAATGTACTCTTGCAAAGTTTCTGTTGGCTCTCCCCAATCGTCTGTTTTCTGATATATGTATTCACCTGATTTATCCTTGTATAAACCAAGTGTTAATTCCTTTTCAGGCTTCTTTAATTTAATGCCGTGTAACTTTTGAAACTCAACATTGTTTATACACGTTGTAATTAAACACTTTCTGAGATCGTCCACACCCATTTCATTAAGCATAACAAAGACTCTTTCATGCTTTACAAGCGTTAAATAGGCAATTATTTTTGTCATAAATCGTGATTTTCCTGCGTTTGAAAGCATTCCCATCGCCATTGTCGAGCCTAGTTTGCAACCTCTAAATATGTCATTTAGAATAGGAAAGGGAAGTGATACACCTAAATCAGGCTTCTCCATGCACGCAATAAGTGATTGTTTAATATGGCTATTCAGAATTTCGGCTTCTTGGTTTGTCAAGATCACCGTATGTATTCTATCTGCTTTACCTCTAATTAATCTGTATATATCTGAAGCCGTAAACTGTTCAAACTTCTTATGCTCTACAATTTTTGTAATATCAAAGCCATTCCGTTGATACTCTCTTAACAAAGAATACTTTTTAATGATTTCCTGATACTTGCCAATGTCATCAGTGATAGCAATTTTCATCCAACTGTCAAGAGTTTTCCAACCGCCATACTTTTTATATAAAGAAAGTCTTTCAGGCTCTTCTGAAAAATAAGTTAAAATAGTAGTTTTATTGAAGGTTTGTGTTCTTGTTTTGTAAATTATTTCAGCTGAATCGTAAAAAAAACGAGTGACTTCATCTGAAAAATCGTATTTGCTGCGGATATATTGTCCGTAATTTACCAGCAAATCAGGCTGTTTGTAAATACAACCCACAAATAGAACTTCGGTAGGAACGTTTGTTATAATATCCATGTTTGCCACCTACCTAAATTTCATCAATGATGCTGTCAATATCAAGGCTGTCATTATTTTTATCACGTTCTTTGGGAGACTTTGATATTGCCATTTTTTCATAATCTATATTAACTTGTTCTTCGCTTGTACCTGTTTTAGCCAATGCCTGTTCTTCTTTCCATTTCAAATAACCATCATATTTAGATAGGATAATAGCAAGATCATATGTAATTAACGCTGCACCTTCAATTTTTTTACCTTTACGAGCATTAAACTCATGTACCTTACGAAGAAATGACATTTTCTTTCGCCACATATTCCATAAGTCTTCGACAGGAACAGGTTTATTCAAATTCTTATAAGTGCCTTTGTACACCTTATCAAGATTTATAAAAAAATATTTTGGCAAGAATGAAATATCATATTGTTTATATAGCCAATCTGTAAATTGTATTCTTGTTTTTTTGTCCTGCTTGTCTTTCTCTATCTGTTCTTTTGTTCTTCTTTTTGCCAAGTATTTCACCACCTTAATCAAAATAACTAAATAAAGGCAAGTGAGGGAATAACCCTCACCGCTTCATTTATAAAAATTAAATCTTAGAAATAACTTCAAAAACCCTTTCAAGAGTCTTAATATCTGTAATCTTCTTCATTTCTGTTGACTTAACAGGCAGACTTTCGGCAGAAAGAGCCTCCTTTGCCCTTGTCTTACCGACAGGATTAAGACTTTTCATAACGGCTGAAATCTTGTCAAGAAGTTCTGTGGTCTGATTTTCGGCAGAGTTTTCATTTGTTTCAATACTATCAACTGGTTCTCCAACCTTACCCATAACTTCCTTTGTATAAATATCCTGCTCAATATCGACAGCCTTTGTGAGATCATTCTTAACAGAAAACTCTTTTTTGTCCTTTGTTCTGTCAATAATTACCTGCCAATCAACAAGTGACAAATCTTCAACTGTTTCCTTATCGTGTACACCTGTCCTGTCCTTGCTGATGTACGAACAGAAATTGTTATCCTCGTTAATGTACATTCTTACAACAGTTTTAACGTTGTAGTTCATCTGCTTAAAGCCGTCAGGAATTTTTCTGCCTGTTGCAACGCTGGTAATTTTACCATCGTCACCCTTTACGGAAACCTTTTCGTCCGTTTCTCTGGCGGTCACAATAAAGTGCGCTCCGCAGGACATGAGATCAAGTATCAAATCCTGTCCCTTAAAATTAACTGTCTGATAATCTTTGAGTTCAAGTCCTGCACCCTCGATCGTTACAGTTTTTTCAATGCCAGTTAGTTCCTTTTTCTTTGCCTTAACAGTGTTTCTCTTCTTGGAGAACTCCACAAGTGCCTGCTTAGTTGTTAGGTTAAGAATAGTTGTACCATCAACTACAATGCCGTCAGCTCTGAATGGCTCACCGTCTCCGTCAAGTACAATCTCGTCTGTTTCGTTACCCTCGTCATCGAGAACATGAAAATCTTCCTTGTTCTTAACCTTGTTTATATACTCTCTTGTTTCACCAAGAGATTGTGTATATACTATGTAAATGTTTTCAGTGTTAATACCGTCAGCTTCAAGCCCACCGATAAAATCATCGATAGAGCCGTTCTCATTATCTATGTAAAGCACTCTAAATGGCTTGCCGTCAGGTCTTTTAAAATAAGCAAGCTGCAAGGCAAGTGTTGACTTACCTGTACCTTCTTCTCCAAAAAGTATCATCTGAAGCTTGCTCTGTGTCTGTGTTGCTTTTCTTGCTCTAGCCATATTTTTTTATCTCCTTTTATTTTATCGTTTGTTGTTAATAATGATGAGTAGTAACAATTTACCACTCATCGTCCTCGTCTGTCAGTTCACTATCTGAGACAGAACCCCAATCACTATCGTCAGAGCCAAAATCCTTATTTGCATTTTCGGTAGCCTTTGTCTTTGCGATAGCCTTATCAATAATTTCTTCTGAATAGATTTCTGTATCTACACTATCCTTATCGGCTCCGGTAATCAGAAGTATTCTCTTTGTCGGATTGTTCACTCTATCCATAGGGTTGCTTTCGCCCCAACCGTCATCATCATCTTCCTCAATTTCTTCAATATCATGTTCTATCATGATATCTCCGAATACTTTAAGGGCTGTATATGGCTTGAGCTTTCTTAGAGTGCTTGCAAACTTTGACTTTGACTTGTCAATAATAAATTCGGCATCTTCTATAGAATTGTATGTTACAATCTTCGCAGATACAGTGAAGTTACCCTCGTCATTCTTTTCAATGCCCATGAACACGATGACCTGCTCGAAATTGCCAATTACATTAAATTCCTCTGAGTCAAAATCTACGTCCTTACAAAGCGACATTTGTGACGGAACAAATCTTGTCTGGTGTCTATCCTGATAGGTGGAAAACTCATTCTTTCCTCTGACAAATACGGACATACCGTCCTTTGCGTTGTCTGCTATGTACTTACAAGCATCATATTCAATAAGTATCTTCTTGTCGTTTACTTCCTTGCCTGTTGAGTCAGTCACCTTTGTTAAGCCGAGATTAATTCCAATAGGTCTAAAGTCCTTTTTGTTAAATGTAAATCTGTCAGCCCACTTTACCTTTTCTGTTGTTGTCTTTCTATCCTTACCTTTGCCTTCGGTCTTAGAGAAATATACTACATCTCTTTCCATACCATTGAGATTTATATATACAGACTTATTCTTGTCAATTTCAACTCCTACATTAACCATTCTCATTGGTTTGCCTGTAGAGGTTGTCAGTTCTGTATAGAACTTGTCCTTATCACAGCCTGTCAGCTTACCTCTGATCTGAAAACTGCCCTTTGTTTCCTGAAGTCCAAGACCCTTATTATTTTTCTTTTCAGCCATTTTATTTCTCCTTTTATGTATTTATCAGATTTTGTTGTCAAATAAAATTATCATTTTGCGAACTCAAAATCACACCATCTTATCATGCCTTCTTTCTAAAGCACATTAAATTTAGTTTATCTAACGTTAATGATTTCTATTGATACTAACATTTCCCTCATATCCTCTTCATCACAACAATCAAAGAAAAGGTCATTGCCATTATCATCGTGCAATCTACAAGAAAAGCTCTCGTTATCTTCGTCAACCTCAAATTCGCAGTTGCTTGAAACGATATCAACACTACACATTGTAGCAAAAATATCTGGGTCAAGAAGATCAGCTCCTCGACAAGTGCCACCAACCTCAGTAGTAAACCAACCCTTATACTTACCGTGTTGTAATGTATATTTAATCTCGTGCCAATTTCTGCCGTCCTTTGGGTTATATGTTTCCATTACTTGCCCTCCTTCATATTTTCAAGTTCTTCATGCAACGCAGTGCCGAAATTATTCAGTAACTCTGCTACCCATGCATCAGCAATGTCATATCTACTAATTAAATTGTATGTTGCTTTATTTATATCAGAGTGCGAGAACTGCTTATCACATCTATACTCAGATTTTTCTTTAGGGTTTATTTTAGTATCAAAAAAACGTATCTCTTTATTATCACAACTAGCGTTAGGAAAATATATTCTAGCCAAGGCAAGCAAAGCACCAATATATGCACTATATGTATCATCAGAACAACATTTTGAAGTGCCAACTCTTACTACCTTGCCGTATTCTTTTAACTTCGCAACTGTTGTCTTATCGTGGAAAGCAATCTGAATTTCACGGTCAATATCAGACGATATTTTCTTTAAACAATTAGCAAAACTACTATAAATATAAAACATACCATTGCCACCATTTGGCTTAATTGTTTGGTATACAACTATTTTCTTATTGTTTACATACTCTATTGTTTTAATTCTTATTACATTTCCGGTTTCGGTCATTTTATCACCGAAACTATCTAAACCAACTCGATAAAGTTCTCCAATCTTAAACTTTCTTTTGTTCATGCTCATTAAACTCCTTTATTTATATCAATCCCTGTAATTTCTTTGAAGATTTCTGCATCAAAATTTGGAAGGGATTTAATAACATTCTTATTGTAATCTAAAAGATTATCCCACCAAAGTTGACCACATTTAGATTTGTCAAGTTCTTTCAGATAACCACCTGTTGTTTTATACTTAGGATGCTGTTCCTTTTCTTCTTCGGTCATCTTATCAGAGTAAACCCATTGAAGAGCATTGTATGAAATAGTATCTAATAGCCTTTTTGCTTTTGAACAACGCCAATCTTCAATACTCCAATCAGAAGGCTTATTGAACATTAAAATTTTTGATCCTTTAGTATTAAAGCAACCATTTGAAAAGTTAGTTTTATTAAAATCTCCGCTATTATAACTACCATCGTTACAGTTACCACAGTTGTAGTAACCGCTGTTCCAATTACCACTATTCCAATGACCGCTGTTATAACTACCATCGTTGAAGTTACCACTGTTACAGTCACCAGTATTGTAATCACCAGTATTATGATTACCACTGTTATACCTGCCTTCATTATAATTACCAGTATTATAAATACCAGTATTATTAATACCGCTGTTATAATGACCACTATTATTCTTGCCAGTATTACGAGTGCCACTATTCCAATGACCACTGTTATAGTTGCCACTATTATAGTTGCCAGTGTTACCAAATCCCGTGTTGGCTTCCCCTACATTAATCATTTTCAAAACTTCTTCCCATGAAATTTCACGGACAATTTTGATTTTGTTAGTGCAGTGTTTCTTACCAGTTGCTTCTGTGTCAATTTCGCCAAGGGCTTCGATTTCGGCAACTTTGTTAAGCGGGTCAAAACAATAATAGCTAAAGCAATCTTTTAGTTCTGTGCAAAAATGAAACCCTCTGTTGCAACATGAAGGTGTCATATCTTCTTCAAAAGTTTTGCCAACTGAGTATTGAAACCCTCTACACGTCCAATCGGGCTTAAAAACTTTGTAACCTTTCATTGTTTTACAACTCCTTTGTTTTTTTCTATGATAAAATGTGTATTTTAACGCTCTTTTCAGAACGGAATAAAAATTAAAATCTATGTCAACAGCATGGCTGCTGGTTGCTGAAACATTGTAGTAAACACTCTAACGAAGAATGTGCCAAGGTAGATTATTCTTACTACAAAACAATAATTCATTCCATATTTGTTGTGATATTATCTCAATATCAGGATGCTTACGCATTTGCTCAAATATTTCCTTTGTTTCTTCAACCGTAAATTTGCCATAAACATTCTGAAACCACTTTGCCAATGTTTTATTAGTATCTTTCGGAAATAAAAATTTAAGTTCATCTGCTTTTAAAATGCTATATGTACCAAAGACATTGTAAAACATATTATGCTTTGAATTAAATCTAGCTACATCAGTTTCCCTTATTTTAAGATTATCTGTCTTAACCGCACCAAATATCTCTGCAACTGCACACAACTCTTTATCAAAACGACCATAACTCGCACTACCACTATATTTATAATCCATACCCATATAATCACCTACTTTACAAGCTCAAAATATTTTGCAAAATCTTCCCAAACAATATTTATTGTACCGCCTAGTATATTAGTTTCATATTTAGGTTTCCAAGCAATGGGGCGTAAAGCAACATAAATAATAGTTATACATTCATTAATAGGTATAATCTTTGTATATGAAAAGAGTATGTCAATAGTAAATTCAGTATTTGTTGGTATTGTTTCTATAAAAGCACCCTCAAAAATAGAGTCACTAAAAATATAATCTTTAATACATCTATATTTTCTTCCTTTTATATATTTATTAACAACGTTAAGATAGTCATTCTTTTCGCCATATCTCTTCAATTCTCTATCTGTTGCCCATCTTCTTGTATTATCAGAAAGGTCTACAAGATAATTGTCATTTATACGATAAATAACTTTACCTATCATAGGCTTGGTAAAAGAACTTACATATATTACTTTATCTCCTATATCATATCCACTAAATCTATCATATCCACTAAATCTCATTTTTTACCCTCCAAAATAAAGCCACCACTTAGAAGCTTTTGCATTTATCTGCTTTTCCTTCAACTCAGTTATCTTCTTATTATTATCTTGATACACCTTTATCTGTTTCTTTACGAGTTCATCTGATTTTAAATCAGGATAAAGGCTTACAAGAGTAATAGAACTTTCAGAAGAAGTCATTGCATATGTATCACTTTCATATTCTTGATATTGCTTTACAACTGTATCAATTTGTTCTTCAATTTGATTATTTTGTTGTTCGTACATAGTAATCATTTCTACTGTATATTTAGATTGTACAACCGAATCTGTAAGATCTAATGTTGCAAATAAACAAGTACTTGTTATAAAACCGAACAGGATTAAAGAAGTAAGCCAACCTGCTGTATCCTTTCTAGCTTCATTACCTTTCTTATTAAATATTATAGAAATAATAAGCATAGTGATTGATATAATAAATAAAAGTATAATCATATATAATTCTCCTCATATGTAAAATGTAAACTATGTGATAGTTTGTGTATAAATTGTGTATAAAAGATGAGATATGCGTTAATGGCGTTGACAAGTTAATTGACCCATGTTATAATAAAACAAAAAGGTAAACAACTTGAAGTAAACGAAAGGTGGTGAAAATATGTTAGAAATATTCAATAGTTTACTAAGTGCAATATTGTTTATAGGCAATATGTGTAAACAACTAATAATCAACGTTCCATTCTTGGGATTTGTTCTTATTACCCCGATCGTAACAGGTATCTTTAAATTTATAAATCACAAAGTCAATAAATACATCTAATATTCATTCGTAAGCCACTCTTTTGAGTGGCTTATTTTTTTGTTTATTCATCGCCACAGACCCATTTTTATAATTCATTGGCTGATTTATTACACGTTAGTTTGAGTTTGAAGAATTTCCAATGTGAACCATAGTCCATTATTGTTTCCGTACCCTCTTACCAATAACACCTATAAGGTTTTACGTTCCTTAATTTGTTATTTGAAATGTAATCATTCATAACCCGACTACATTCCTGTGAAGTTCTGTAGTTTCCTATGACTCGTTTTTTTGTACTTTTCTCGTCACACTCTATAAAATTAAGTTTAATCATTTTATCACCACCTTTGTTTTACGTTACTTTATATCTGTAACCTAGAATAAGTTACAAAATATTTTGGTTGGACTAGCTGGATTCGAACCAGCGGAATGAGAGAGTCAAAGTCTCTTGCCTTACCACTTGGCTATAGTCCAATGTTGGTACTGCTTTCACAGTACCTTTTTGTTCACCTACCTTTACATACAGATTAGTTTGTAATTTGTAATCAGTGTAATTTTAATTGATGAACCGTTATTGTTGTCGGCAACCGTAACCGACTTGGTGCAACTTAGGGGATTTGAACCCCTGACCCTTTGATTAAAAGTCAAATGCTCTACCATCTGAGCTAAAGTTGCAAGTGCAGGTATCACACTACATTCCCTTATGGTGGGATAAGCTCTGTACCTGCTATGCCAATTTGCTTTGTACAGCATTGGCAAACTGTACTGGTGTCACTGACGAGACTCGAACTCGCATGGATTTTTCCGAGGAATTTTAAGTTCCTTGTGTATACCTATTCCGCCACAGTGACAAGTGTACTTGTTTCAAGTGTACTCGTTTAATGGTGAGTACATATAGATATGTACTCGTTTAATAGTGTAACTATATTATAATTCACTAATTAATAGTTGTCAATAGCAATATTATATAGTTTACAAAATATTAATATTTTTAGTAACAAAAATAAAAGTATTGTATTATCGGAAGAGATGATACAATACTTTTATTTTTTATAGTTTGCAATTACTCAATATTACTTATCTAACATTTGCTCTTTATAAATTAGATACTCGGTAAACAATCCCCTACGATTTGTTCCGTACCCGAAAAAGCCCAAAATTATATTAAAGTTGTATTTTGTAACATTTTTTTTCATTGCAATTGCACGTTTGGTAACTCGATAAAATAGCCCTGAAATTTCAATATCACTTACTCTTTTTATTATTGGGGCAAGAGTGCGGCGAACGTTTGCGACAAGAGCATTATTATTGCCTATGTCATCATTTAGCAGTCTAAATAGGGAGTCATAGTCATTATAACATCCAATTTCTTTTCCATGAGTATCATAAGAATTATCGTACATTTTTATGCAAATTACACTTCCATTGTAAAAAAAATCTTTGTCAACAAATTTTCTCGAGCTAATATTTCTGCATAGCTCATCGTGCAGTATTTCCGAAATATCGTCGTAATAGGGCAATTTTAAATCAATGGTTCTAACGTTACCATTATCATCGCCAATATACAAAACCTTATTATCGATATCATAGTCGCCCTTTCTAAGTGATTTAATCTCTTTGTTAGACAGACCTATCCAAATCAAATAAGCGTATAACCTTGCGTAAACAAGATAGAAAATAACGTTACGACTAATAGTACTTGGATCTTCGTATAACTTATTTAGTTTTTCGTTAAGAGTTTCTATTGTCATATAATTTCGAGGGATATCTTTGTAGTTAATCTCAAAATTACAATCTATCCCCTCTTCAAATACCCATTGCTTTAAGTAACCACATTGACTATCATATGATCGTTTTGATACACCTGATAAATATTGATAAATATTATCCTGTAACGACAAATCTTCATTATATTTATTTAATAATCCCAAAAGAACTTGAGATTTTCTTTTGACAACTTCAATGGAAGCTTTCTGTGCGAACAAATGATGTTCTACACTTGTTCTAAGTTGGTCTATAGTGTAAAAACTGTTTAATGACATAAAAATCGTCCTTTCCTGATATAATGTTTACATATAATTGTACTAAAAATTGCCTATAATTATATGTATTATACCACAAAGGACGATTAAATGTCAAGTGTTCACCAATTAATGATGCAGGGCAAGCGAAACATAAATCGCTTGTTCAATCTGCTTCATAACATTAGGTGTCAAATGCCCAAGTGTTTTAATAACACTAGATTTATTAATAGTCAATAGCTGTTCACACAAAACGGTGCTAGTTTTCAGTAAACCGCTTTCAACACCGATTTTAACATGGGTTGGTACATATTTTTTTGTAGCACTTGTAATCGGTACAACTATTATGCAAGGGGAGTGTGCGTTGCCCATGTTATTCTGTACAACAATAGCTGGTCTCCTACCTGTCTGAACTGACTCGCCTACATTTGGCAGATCAACCAAAATTATATCTCCTCTAGTAACTATATTTTTATTAACTCTTCTTTCTCTTGTTTCTGTGGTTATTACTGGTGTTATGGTGTTAATCATACGACATTCAACTCCTCTCTATTAAACGTTTTGTTGTCTCTATTTGTCTTTTTTGTCGTATTTTCTATATTATAATCTGCACTCGAATAATAGTCAATGTTTATTTGATTACGGATATGTTAATTATCTATGAAACGGGACGTTTTCAAAACTGAAATTACCGATATTAAAATTTAGATTTCCGACTTCTGACTTGCTCAAAATTCTTTTTACTTCAGAACTTATTTTGAATACCTGTGCCTTGTTATTTTTACTCTCGTAATTATCATATCCTATAACTTCTATTGGTACTTTACTGATAAGATGGCTATTTTGCAGACTCCATAAACCTGCAAATGCAAGCTCGTGTACATAATCGTACATGACATATGGTGTACATGAATAATCATATTCATCGTTCTCCGTGTCGCCAAACTGTAAATCTATATATAAATCTTTTAGACCGTCAAGCTGTTCCTCTGAAAGATTACCAAGTGTATAACAATCAATTGGCAGTATTGCTTCATGCTCATTTGTTTTAACTCTGGCAAAATCAATGTAATCAACTTTAAGAAAATTCATTAAATTATAACAATCCAAAGATTGAGGAGCAGGCGGCAAGGGAAGTGAGGGTACAACGTGTGTTCCATCATTTTCTCCAACTATGGTTAGTACAATATCTTTACAATTTATCATAACGGTACTGTTGTTATCTTCAACCGTCATTTCGGACAATTCAGTGAGATAGTCTACATCATCACCTAAGCCCAATGACATTATGTAATCGGCTAATAACAAATCATGTACCCTATCTAGTTCTAAGACAAGCCACTCAGGATCATCAAAATACGGCACTAATTTGTCACTTATGCTTTTTAGTGACTTGTATACAACAGGCTCATGCGACAATTTCAGAGCTGTTCCATAAATGTGGTCTGTATTTATGTTGTTAGTGATGATAAATTTGTTCCATAAATTCTCACGAGCAAATGTCATAAGCTCTTGTAATGTCATTTTTTTCATTTTATACACTCCTTTTATTCAATCTCAAAACGAACATCTGTTCTATAATGTTTATACTATACTACAAAACAAATGCTTTGTCAAGGGATATTTGTCCTTTATTTTGTACAGCAATAATTGCCATACTAATTACCACTATCACAATTCTATCACCATTCAATGTCTAAATCAATGATAAATTATTCCCAATAATAATTACACGATTTAACAGCGACAGTAATTTCTTCGGAAGTTCCATACAATGCCGATATAAACTTCTTTTCGGGTTGATGGGAATGAAAAAGACTCTCCATTCTCATTTACCCATATCTCATGCGACCCCTTACCTCTGCGTGAGTATGAAAACCCACGCTCGGCAAGTAGCCTTTTAAATTTGTTTATGTTCATTTTGTTTATTGTCCCTTTCTTTTCTAATTTTGCAAGATTTGAAAACAAAACTTGCATTTTATTTACTTTAGTTTGTTGTATTACACTTTCTCAACATTCTAATAATTCCACTCTGACCCTTTGGCGTTACCATAGGAGTGAGTCCTATTCTGACTTCGCCATTCTGTATGTATGAGCTTTCTTTAAGCTGAAACCATGGCTGAGTGTCTATGTACCTTTGATAAGGCATATTCTTATGACCGTCCTTACAGCCTAACACTTTCTTCTCCCTCAGGAAATTAAATAGCCTTGTTCTACCTATCTTTATTCCATTCTTAGTTGCCAGCTTCGCCATATCGTTCATTGATATACAATCTTCAGAAGTTTGTATATGACTTGCAAAGTCCACAAGAGGTTTATCCTGCTCTATCTTGTTATTAAGTTGTCTGATCGTTGATAGATTGAGCCTGAACAGTTCTCTCGTCTGGGCATCGGCATTCGGTAGATAAGTGTTAATGAACATCTCGTCATTGGCTACATAACCACCTATCTTGCGTATGGTAGGGAGAACTTCTGAAGTAACCCAACGTTTAAATGTTTTAGCCTTTGGCAGCTTGCTTCCGAGAATAAGGGAATACAAGCCAGACTCATTAATAAGCCAACCGCCACGCTGTCCTAACTCAATCCCAAATTGGGACTGAGTTTTAGAACTAACCATAAACTTGTCATCATCGTCTATTCTTTCGCTTATTACTTTAGTAGTTCTTTCGTATCCCAAAATCTCAGCCACATCTTTTCCGACAAACCAAGGCTCTCCGTCCTTAACTATTGTCCTCACTGTTCCAAACTCCTTGCTTGTGAATGTTTTAACTTTGTTCATTTTCTTTGTCCTTTCTGTTCTTAATTTACATTTTTGTTTGAAATTTCCTGCTTGCAAGCATAAAAATACTCCCACCTCTTTAAAGATAATACTTGACAAAGGCAGAAGTATGTGATAGAATATAGTTATACAATCGCCATTTGTCAATTCGCTTTTGTGTGATTGTTCCTAGGTATAGTATATTGTCCCTCCTGCAAGATGTGGCAATATACTATATTTTTTATTCTTGATGTTCATGTTCGGCTACATATTTTTTTAAAAAATCCTCAACCAGTTTTTGAATTGTAGTATCATTCTTTATGGTGATGATTTTTAATTTTTTATGAAGCTCGTCATCAATACGAATTGGAACTTGTTTAATAACAAAACACCTTCTTTCTGCTATCTTGACTTCATTATATCAAAGTGTCAAGGCGAAGTCAACACTTAAAAATAAAAATCTTTCACAAAATTCTAGCGTATTTTTTGTTGAAATACACAATTTTAGTTTCTGAGATATTACACTTAAACCCTAAATCTTGATTTTCAGCCTAAAATATGCTAAAATTTTCTTATTAAAAGTAATTCTAATTAATCTTAGAAATTGGAGGAAATAAAAATGAGCAAAATAAAATTAATTCTTATTGCACTCATGACAACATTAGCATTGTCCTCATGTAATAGTAAAACAACAAGTTCCATATCTGACAGTAATTTCACTACCACTACAACAAGTACAACAACCACCACTCCCACAACAACTTCTCATACTTTAACAACAACTAAACCATCAACTACCACAACTACTTCCAAATCATCAACTACTACCACAACGACTACAACCACAACGACAACTACAACTACCACGCATGATTATAGTTCTGAAATAAGTGCTTTAGAGCAAGAAAATAATCGCCTACAGAGTGAAATCTCCACCTATCAGAACGAAATAAACAATGAGCAATCTGATATTTCCATCTATGAAATCTACAAATCGGATGCCGAAGATGATGTTGAGGAGGCTAAAATACAGCTTGAAAACGCCAATAAGAAAATGGTTAAAGTTTATGGTGATGGCGGTTGGACTACAGAAGTTGACTCAGAAGCAGTTTCAAAGGCTCAATCTCACTTAGACGATTGCCAAAGAGTTGTTGACGTGTACAATGAACTTATATCAGAAAGTCAAAGTAATATTGATTATTATAACACTTGTATATCCAATAATCAAAGTTCCATTGAAAGCAATAATAGTCTTATAAACGATTATCGTAGCAGATAATCATAAAACAGGAGGTAATACCATGAAGAAAATTTGTTCCATTCTTGTGATTGCAATAGGAATAACACTATTTGTGATAGGTTATACAACAAAAATTCCAAGCAAAAATTTAACCACATTTTCAATTTTGGAAGGTGACAAGTATAGTGCCATTGACGAATATGTTGGCGGTGACGCTTACAACTATATCATAGGAGCTTCACTTGTCAGCGGTAAAATAGCCGCTGCGAAAATTGAGAGAGTAATTTTCATATCCACTGGCTCATTAATTTTCTCCATTGGCATAATTGGTTTTGCATTTTCATTTAAAACCAAAGAAAAGAAACCTAAAGAAAAAAAGGATGTTGGCGAGCAGGGTGACTTGTCACAAACTAACGAATAAATTTTACAAAGTTCCACAAAATAGTATTGACAAAATGGGTATAGTATGCTATACTATAAATGATGAAAGATTATCTCTATCATCTCTAATTTACGCTTCGCAATGTGCGACACAGAAACATTGTAGATACAATTACGTTTCACAATGTACGGCAAAGTAACATTGTAGTATTCAATTTACGCTTCGCAATGTGCGACACAGAAACATTGTAGTGATGCTGTCATTTTGGTTAATCTGAAGTGACAGCATATTTTTTGTATTAGGAGTGTCAAAATATGACGGAACATGGTATGTACTTTATTACACCCGACTATTATCAACTTATTCGAGATGTAGGAGGAACTTGGAATGATTGCAAGGAAAGACCCATTGTTTGTTTGATTAAGTCCACCGAAAATTCCAAATTGTATTGGGCAATACCTGTAGGCAAAGTAAATCATCGTGACACTAAAGCTATTAATCGTATTTATTCCTATATGAACAAAGATCCAAGAAATATTGCTTCTTGCTTTTATCACATTGGCAAGACAACCACCAAATCTATTTTCTTTATTAGTGATGCTTTTCCTGTAACAGATGTCTACATAGACAGAATTTATGAGGGTTATGATAAACAACAATATGTCATTGAAAACAACAATCTTCTGTCTGCTCTGAAATATAAACTCCAAAGAATTTTAAGTTATGAAAATACTAATCCAAATTTCTTCCGTCAACATATTACCGATGTTAAAAGAAAACTGTTAGACGAAATTAACAATTAAACAAAAGAGGTATTCTTATGTCCGAAATTAAATCAATAACAGACCAAGAAATATTATCATACTGGGACTCAATTAAATCCGTAAGAGGAGTTGCTATTAAACTCGGTATCTCGTGGCAAAGAGTTATTAAAAGTCTTTCTAGTTTAGGTATTATAGTTAATAATACCCACGCCAAAATCACTCAATACCACAAAGAAGGGAAGTCGGCTAATGAGATTGCCGACTTAATGAATATGAACGTTAATGTTGTGAAAGCCTATCTTCCACGCAACAGACCTCAATACAAAGTTAATCAATCTAAAAATGCTCTAGCAGTACAAAGGAGTAAAGAACGTCACAAAAAGCACTAAAGGGACTTTTAAAAGTCCCTTTTTATTTTACATACTTATCCACAACTTCCTTGCCCACTTCCATTTTTAACATTTGCTCTTTTACGAGTCTGCTATCGCAACCGCTATAATGTTGCTCAGTTATCCTCAGATCAGAATGTCCTAGGCTCTGACAGGCAATACGCAAATCTCTAATAACATCTTCGCTGCCTTTTTGAATACAACTAATATACACGGAATGTGTCTGCCTAAAGCTGTGAGTACTATATTTACCTTCTATGCCGTGTTTGGCGGTTATATTCTTTAGAAATGTTGTAACGGAATTAAGTTCCATAGGAGCTATCCTGAGTAGCCTGCCGTTCCAATCATACTTCTCATTAGTATATATAATTTCTTCTTCTCCGTCCTCATTTAAGAAAGTATCCTCAATATATTTTCTTTTACGTTCTCCGCTTTGAAAAATATAATCTTCTGGGTCAAGTTTATAATACTTGATTATAAAATTCAGCATTTTCTTTGCAGTATCACAAAGCCATGCCGTTCTCCATTTGTCCGTCTTGTCCTCTTGTAATGTCAAGTAATCTACAATTTTGCCGTTGTTATCGGTTAAATCCTTGACTCTCAAGGTCATTATATCTCCGTAACGATAGCCTGAGTTGCAAGCAAAAATTATAATATTTGCCTTAAAATATTTTTTACTCTGAAACAAATCTTCCAAAATCACATTTAGATCATCAGGTCTGAACCAGCTTGCAGACTTCTGCCTGCTTGCCGTATGTTTTGTAATAGCATTTCTATGACCTTTTTTTCGCTTTGGCTGTTTTGTTATCTGTATTCCTGTCGGAAGTCTATCCGATAAATCGAAAATTTTGCAAGTTTGAGCCGTACTAATATTCATTTTCATTCACTCCCATCATATACACAATGTAAATATTATTCCTGCTATCAACATAACGCTTGTAAAGAGCAAGCCAAAACCACCATAGACAACGTTCTTCACTATCATTCTAACTTTTCTCTGGCGTTCTTCTCTGAGCCTTTGACGGCGTTTTGCTTTTAAATATGCCTTCCGCATATTATAATCTTGTTCTTCCTCTATCTTCCGTAGCTCTTCTTTACGATCGTTGTCTAGCATTTTCACAAAAAGTAATGTATTCGTATTTTCATTTTTCATATTTATTCCTCCTATATTTATTCCTACATAAAGAAATACTCCTATCAATCAATGTGATTAATAGGAGTATTTATATTTATTATATTAGTTTTATACACACAATCGCTTTCATATTGCAAGTAAACTGTCTATTTCTGCAAGTCTTTTAAGAAGCTTTTCACGCTCCACTTTTAAGCTTTCCACGTCTATATCAGATACGAGTTTAACGCCCTCGTGGTCTTTGATTTTGCTATAAATCGTTTCAGGAACACCTTTTACACGAACGATTGTGTTCTTATCAGCCGCTATTCTAGGACTTTTGGCAGAGCCACCCGAAGTGGCAAAGCCACCGTTTATAAGCATTGCATTGTCGGAGAAAATAACCTCTCTGTCACGATAAAGTCTTTTCAGAACAACGATTGAGCCAACTCTGATTTCTCCGTCCTCGTAACCCTCAGTATAAGTGTCGAGGTCAAGATCTACTGTGACAGTGCTAACCGCACCAAGTTCTCCGCATTCACCATAGCATTCGATGAGTAACGCCTTGACAGCTTCCTTGTTCTCCTCTGGGAAGACCCAGCAAGGGGCGTTCCACTTGCCCTGTATCTGCTTTGCCCCTGCGACAAAGCTCTTGTTATACGGACTGTTTACCTTGATTGTCTCGTTTTCAACTGCAACTTTCATGTTTTATCTCCTATTATATTATATTACTTCTTATTGTCAGGTATCTTAGCCCACATTTTTTCTCGATAAGCCAACTCTTGGCTATAGGTTTTATGCCATTGCTTATCCAGTTCTTTTCGTTCCTCAAGCGTAAGACTTCTACCCTCATCAATAGCCTTATAAAAGGCGTCATCATAAATCTTTTGAGCTTTGTCAAAAGCTCCAATTGGATTGTATTTTCTGTTAATTTCTCTCCGCTTATTTTCGCTGTGGTTTACCCACAAATAGATAATAAGCAAAATTATTGTAGCAAGTAACATTGATTATTCCTCCTCGTCCAACTCATACTCGTCATAAGTTTCTTCATTATTTCTGATATTGTATACAATATCCTCATCGGGATATGCTTCTTTAAAATAACACTGTAAGTCATCGGGTGTTGTAGCTATATAGATTGGTTCATAACTGCCCTCAAGCTTACTGCCTTTGATAGTTTTTCCGTCAACTTTGAACTCAGCAAGAGATAAGCTAATCTCACGCTCCAGCGGTGCGGTTTCAATGCCGTCTCCGTTAATTAGGTTTTCGATAGTCTCGCCCTCGTCCTCGTTTATCTTTTCACATTCAGCAACGAAATAGACTTCACATCTAAAAAAACGCCTTGTTGAAAACACTGTAAAATTAGTTATGTTTATAATATCTGAATGATATTTCTTCAATTCTGCTAAAGCTTCCACCTCGCTATCATAGATCTTAATAGGGTTTCCTATGTTTTCACACAAAGAAACTATATCAAACAATCTCTCAGGGAGCTTCCTTAACTCTACTCTTGACTCGAAAATTCCATATTTCATACAAATTTCTCCTTTGTTTAATTAATTATACCACAAAATTCCTCATTAGTCAACTAGAATTTTGTCGAAAACGTCCATAAAATCGGACAGTATGGCTATTTTTATTAACCACGTTTTGCACTCATTATCAGTATAGCCGTTACACTTCATTTGTGCGATATGTAATCTAATACGCTCGTTCCGTTCCAACGATCTAATACGCTCCATAAGACACTTATCAGGGTGCTGTACTACCATGTTATTCTGCTTTTCTGTCATTTTAAATTCCTCCTTAAAAGTATGGTTTTATTCTATTCCAAATAACTTGTTACCACGTTCTATTTTCTTAATAACTCCTCTTTTTGTCATCTCTGTTATTTCAATTCCACCATTTGAAAAGCCTACCCATATTTCCCTTGGAGTTCTCCAGCCGTTACACGTTAAAAAAGTAACTACTCTGTTTATTTGTGACAAATGTTTCCCGTCATTTGGTATTTTCTGTACATTCATTGATATTGTACCTCCTTATTCAGCAATATTTCTTATAACTTTCCACCTACCACGATAGAATTTTACGCTTAAATCGTCCATAAATTTCTCCGTTTTAGTGTTATAAATTCTGTTATCCTCAGTAATGATATAGTTCTTTGAATAATAATATTCATTAATCATCTTTACCAAATCTTCTCTAGCACCTGTTGACATAATAGTTTTAGTTTTCATTGTTATTCACCTCAATTCACGCTCCAAACATTCAAACAGATAACGCCCTTGTTATCAGCATAAACGTTATCAATGCTCGATACTTCCGCATAATTCATATGCTCTGGAACATCTCCGTAATCTCCGTCATAAACAATTTTCTCCCCAGCGTCCGACCATATCTGAATGTGTTGCGCATCAGGATCAACGAACATCTCCATAAATTCTTGTACTGTCATAGTTAAATAACCTCCTCATTATTTACCAATGTAAATTCTTAAACGACTGCCATTGTCTAATGCAGCTATAACTTCATTTTCCGTATCAAGTCGAGTATAATTTAACCTATAATGCATACCACCTGAACGCAAATGCTTGCTAGCATAATCATTAAATTCTTGCATAGTCATTTGCTTTTCTGTTATACCTTCATAAACTGTTATTCCGTCAAGCCTATTGAATGTAACATAATTATTCCGTTTAAAATCCTCAAATGATACAGCTTTCTTATACATTCTCAAAAGATGTGTTCCATAGTCATATAAGCTACAAATACGACTACCTATTTTTAGCTCAAATGCTCCAGACTTTTTATAAGGTTCGCTGTCACGTTTGAAATGTTCAGCCCACACCATAAACTCTGTTTTAGTATAAATGTTCGCCTGCCAATCGTCATTGTTACGCCCCTCAGTATCATTGTTACAACCTTGCAAACTCAGATGCATGATTCTACCGTCTGAAAGATTAACAAATTTTGTTTTAAAAATAATTGGATGACCCATAACATTAAACCTCCTCTATCATTTAATTACACTTAAAATAAGATACCCCTCATCATCAGTAAACCACCCTTCAATCTCTGCATTTTTCCATTCCTCGTGCAGTCCGTCATCACTTGACATTTCGCCAATTGTTGTACACAAAGTTGTATCTTCATTAACTTCATATAACTCAACATCCATATTATCTATATTATATAACTCAACATCCATATTATCTATATTAGATGATACTTTTTCACAAAACTCTTTTACTGTCATAGTTAAATAACCTCCTCTTTAATGTCAACAACTCCATAAGGCTTATCATTCCTGCCCTCAAAATAGGCATCACACTCACTGATTATACAGCCCTTTTGATATGGATTAAGGTCATTCACATTCATCTTTTCTCCGTTTACATTAAATAATTCATATCTATCTTCAGTTATACCACGTCCATAAAGAGTAAATGTACCTTTAAATTCAGATAATGTACCCATAGCAAAAATCTCATCAATTTCCTTGTCAGTGAGATTATTTCTCTTCAATTCGTTCCGCAGGTATTGCGAGTCATCAATAGTAAATGTTACCTTGCGTGTATTTCCGTATTTGTCCATTGTCTTATTCCTCCTCATCGTCATCTATATGTTCGAGTTCATCAGCGACTTTCAATAAAAATTCCTTTATACTATCGGCATCATTGATTAATACTCTTATGCTGTCAGGCACTCCTCTTTTTCCTCTTAAATCAATCCACATTTCAGCGTGTTCATCAGCGTCAAAATCATCAGCCATTTCTTTAAATGCTCTTACGAAGTCTTTAGATGTGCCGTCATAAAAAACAGTTTCAACAACATCTTCTCCAGCATCGGAATAAAATTCTACATCGTGACAAAATTCATTATTGCCAGCTTCATATTTCTCCGATAATTTAACCTCATTGTTTCCCAAAACCTTAGTAATCTTTTTGTTTAACATAATAAGACCTCCGTTAATATATTTTTCCATTGCTATACATATAAATGAATGATACTCTTTGCAAGTATCTCCCTTACTCCGAGTATATAAGAGGGGAATAATTCCCCTCAGAATGTTAAATCAATCCATTTTCTTTGAACTCTCTTATCAGTCCGTATTGTGTGCCAAGCTTTCTAAGTTTATTTTGTATTTCAGCTAATTCCGCATAGCTTATTGAGCTTTCTGACAAATCAGCTTGTAATTGCATTGCAACTTCTCTTGTTCTTGCTTTTCCTCTTGTGTATTTGTTACTATTCATATAGTCAAGCCTCCTCATCGTCAAGACCATCGTCTATAAGGTCATCAATCTCCAGCTCATAACATAGGTCATTCAAGACCGCTTCTTGAGCAACTACATAACGATAAACTTCACGCTTTTTAGCGTTCTTTTTATCGTTATTATATTCCTTATCTGCCTTCTCAAGTGCTTCCGCTGTCTCGTTATACATTTTTATAATAATCTTAATCATTTCTTCTCTTGTCATGGTTAACTCCTCCTCAAAACAGATATTTTATTTAGATTTGTTTTGCATCTCAAACTCTTCTAATTCCTCCCAATCAATTTCATCATAATACGTTTCAGGGTATTGCCAATCAACGCCCTCATAAACGAAAACGGCTCTCCATTTAATATTGTCGCATAATTCCATGAAGTCAAGCTTTGTATACGTTGCTACATCTTCAAGCAAGCCGTTTTCATCGGTTTCGTCATAGTATTCAGGTATATAGCAGATCTCGTCATTTGCAAGTTCATCAAAGCTTTTGTCTGACTTATACACATACCCTTGATCGGTGCAGAAAAAACCTATTTGATCTTCAAAATCACGTTTTTTAATACCTTGTTTAAGCAAGGTATCTATTTTTTCTCTTGTTAAATATGGCTTATTACTCATGGTTTACCTCCTTGTTTATTTATACCATGTTGATTTTACGTCATTTAGATTTATCGGGCAAAGTAACATAAGCTGACTATTATATTTATTTTCCTCAACATTTTTGAAGACTATAGGTTTCGATGCTCCACTATGGAACATTTTAATTCTGTCGCCCTCAAGATTTTTAATAGCATCCGTAAAGTATGTGAGATGATAGCCGCTAGTCTCAGAAATATTCAAGCCCTCAATATCAATGCTTCCATAAGGTGAGACAAGTCCATTATTCTTGATTGCAAACATATCCATAGTCTTTTTAACTCTAATCTCTTTAAAGTATTTCAAGTTTTCAAGCATATTCTTTTTCTCAAATTCAAATTCAGAGCTAAAACTACATGGAATAGCTGCCTCCCATTTGAAATACTGCCCTTCAAGATTCCTGCTCAAGAGCGTAAAATCTTCCGACACAAGATTAAATGCTGTTATATCCTTAAACGATATAATATCACATTCACCCTTTTTGAATTGCTTTAAAATTGAAAATGTGTTATTATTTATTGTAAACTCATTTTTAAAGCTCAAGCCGTTATCTTCCGTATCAGTGCTGATTGCAAGTCTATAGCCGTCAAGAGCTACCATTTTATTTGCCTTAAAATTAATACCTCTTAATATAGACTTGAGATCGTCTTGTGTGTATATAGCATAGCTGATTGAATTATAACGCTCCATAAGCTTCTCAATCGTGTATGTATGTTGCTCAAGGATATTTGAATTATTTGAATTAATATTATCAATCCAAACTTTTCCAAGATGTGCAAAAAGAGAATGTGCATCATTATCATTTACATCAGTTATTCCAGCTTTAAATGACTTTTTGCCGTCCTCAAAGTTGCACGCTTTATCACTATCAAACGTGATAATTGTATCGCTGCCCTTGAAATATTTAAGAGCCTTTATAACTCTTTTCACGTCCTCAAGAGCAAACATGATCTTGTCATCGGTTATACAGCTTATAGTTTTGCAGCCGATAACCTCCAGATTATTTGCGGAAATTTTCATTTTTCCGTCCTCAGCCTGAATGAACGCACTCCGCAAGAGATAGTCAAATGCTTTTGTGTTGATGATTTTCTCCACCTGCTCAAGTGCTGCTACAAGGTTCTTTGTGTTTGCTATAATTTTCGTGTTCATGATTTTTTACCTCCGTTTAAAATAAATGTTTTATTTTTTATTCGCTTTTCAAGCGTGTTATATGGTACTCTCAACGACTTCATGCGGTCATCTTGAGTATATAGGGCGGTTATATAAGCCGCCCTCAGATCATTTATATTATGCTTTTTTAGATCGTTCACATGGTATATCAGTGAGAACATAGTCCCAGCTTGTGCCATAATGAGTGATGCCCCATACATATAGATCTAAAGCCTCATTGTAATATACTATCTCGTTAGTATATTCTTCAAGGATACTAGCACCTTGTGCAGAAATGATGAAATATTGAAATATTTCTGAATAACGTTCACTGTTTTCAAGATCGTCAATTTCGTTCTCCAATTCTGAAATTAATTCGAGATTATCTTCTGCTTCCGCATCCTCTAAACGTTCTTGCAATTCCTCTAGTTTGTCGGTGTATTCCTCATAATCAAGAATGTTGCCGTCTGAATCTTCATAAGTTACATCAGAACCGCTAACCATATCCCAGTAGCCGATCTCAGCCGTTGTCGATAAGATGTCATTACACATAACAGCATCAAATGACTTTGCGAGCGTTGCATAGTCAACAAAACCATTTTGCTTGCCATAGTCTGAAATCTCATTTCCACAAAAATGTGTGCCGAATATTGTCCGTGTTTTTTTCATAAAAAAATCCTCCTCAAATATGTATCGTTTGGTTCACTATGTTGTATGGTGTGTTTATTTTCCTCATGCGGAAAATAAACACATATACCGCCCTTTATGGGCGGTTATTACTAAACCATTTTAAATGTAAATTCCACATTATGAATGTGATCTGAATTATATCCGCCTCCAGCAACCGCCCTCAGATCATCTCTAATGTATGATTTAATGTGATCCATGCCATAGAAGTAATCGGGGTTAATGGTATATGTATCACTGAATGTAAATATCTTGCCTGGATACCATTCAGGCACGCCCTTAATATCTGGATGCTTCTCATCCATGGTATACTTGATTTGCGCAAAGATCTTAATTTTGCTACTCATAATAATTGACCTCCTCAAAGTCTTAAAGTTGTATGTTATATAACGTGTAAATAATGGTTATGGTATCCGCTCCACCTCATGCAGTTTCGTGGATATAAGGGGCGTAAACCCCTTTAAAATAATTCAATCTCAATACTGTTAAATATTTCTTGAGCCTTGTTTAAAAATTCCACGTTGTAATTATCAACATAGTAGCTAATATAAAAAGCGGTTAGCTTGTTTACAAGTTTATCATCACTCTTGATATAGTCGATCACTTCTATACGCTCAATAGAATCATCACTATCAAGATTTTTAAATTTTCTTGTCGCCTCTATAAGATCATTTTTAGAAATTTCAAGAGCATCCGCAAATTCCAAAACCGAATCAAAGTAATCATAAATGCTCATATAATTCGGTTCATCACTATAGATTGTAACGTGATCATCATTGATCCATGAATGACCGCCCACATTTATAAACGTTTCAAGGCGTCCTATTTTTGCATCTGCATCATAGTAAAAATATACGTCCGTTTGGTATGGGTTTAAGTCGATCTCAAATTTCCGCAAGATCACCGCAAGTTCAGATACAAGATCGTTGATATTGATGACGTCCTCATCGGTGATATAGTGCTGAATGTTTGTACTCATTTTGATACACTCCTTTTAATTTAATGTTATATTATGTATGGTATCCCTTTAGGCTCATGCGCCTTTAGGGGATATATAGGGCGTATAAACGCCCCTTGAAATTAATTTAGCTCATACTCGATCGCTTCAATCGTTTTGGATCTCATTTCTGTAAAGCTATTTGATACGGGATTAAAATAGTCGCCTAGAATACCATAAGAACAAAAAGGAGCAAAATACAAGTTGTTATTATTACTGCTGCAATGTGTATCACAGTATTTGCAATTCATGCAATCACCATTACATTTTTTTAGGTGATTCAGGGCCGCTTCAAGTTTTTTACGTGTTGATATAGTCATGAAATCACCCCCTTAAACGTGCAAATACGCTTCTTTTTGTGCCATTTTTATAACACTTTTGGCAGCGTTTAAAACGCTTTGCGGGATTCTATAACCGCAAATAACGTATTTGTCAAGGCGTGTATTGTAGCCTATTGAATAGTTCCAACCGTAAACACCAGCGTTATAATAATTAGTGCTATCAGTATAGGCATCAATGCCGCTATCATCAACAAGAATAACATCTTGACCGCTGATTATGTTTTTTGCATCCGTGTTTGTGATTTTTTTTGATGTTGTGTGCATAAAAATACCTCCGTTTTTTTCGATTTACGTTTGTTTTTTTGTTTTGTCTGTTGTTTCTTTTCTTTTTGTTCTACTTGACTTTTTGATTTTTTTGTGTTATCTTTAAAATATGGTTGATTAAATTCAGATCGTTGCACTGGATCCAATCGTGTTAGCGGTTAAAATAACCGCTAAAAGTTTAGGTAAACTATTAGTAAGATCCCTTTTTTTATATCCCAAAAAATCGAAAAATTGGGTTAAAAGCATTTTGAGCCTATTGCCTTTAAGATTTTCACCGCCTACATTTTGACTTTGTTCACGCTTTTTATGCGGTTCGTGCGGTGAATATTTGATTTTCAAGTTGCACTATGACCGATTATCACTTGACCTTGCAAGGGTCAATCGGATTTTTTTGTTATGCAGTTGTCAACTCTTTTCATTTTAGATTTTCCGCTTTTTAGTTTTAGCGGTAAACTTACTTGTATCTGGTAAAGGGTTTTTGCTTTTTGGTTTATTCCTTTCCTTTACTGTATCTATATTATAACATATAATAACCTAGGTTACAATAGGCAAAATGCACAAATAACCTAGGCTACAATTATACAATTTGCATACACAACATATTGTATACAACAAAGAATATTGTAGCAAAAAACACTATATATAGTGTTTAAGTTGAATTATTACAACAATAAAATATTTGTACGTTGTTACAAATAATATAACAAATAGAGGTGTATTTATGGATAATTTGCATAAAAAATCAACGCAAACAGAACGTACCAAAAAATATAAAAATAGTAAACAAATTAAACAATTAAATATGGATTTAAACCCGGAAGAAATGCAGTTACTTGAAAATGTACTAAAAAAATACAACATGAGAAAAAAGCAATTTTTTGTAAGTGCTTGTAAATACTGTATAAATCATGATGTTAATTTTGATGACTAACTAAACCACAATATATAGTGGCTAATACAGTATTTATTGCTTGCAATGTACAATATACAGTATGCTTATATTTTGAGCTATAAGGCTACTAGCAAGCGTTATATATCGTGAACTTGCAATATGTACGTATATATGTGTACAAATATTTGTACTGTTGTAAACGTTGAATAGCGTGAAATAACTGTACGATTTTTTGGACTTATAAGGATCTTTGCAAAGGTCCTTTACTAATGGTTGCTAGTCAATTTGCATAATTTTATTAGTTGATTTTGTGTAATTTGCTAGTTTAAAATAGGGATTGAGTGTTAAATTTTAGACTTATTTTGGTATGTGTTTACCACTTTGACGGTGAATATGGAGTGAAATAGGGAATTAATAGGGAATTGATAGGTTAAAATATTAATATAAAATGTTCAAATTTTAAAGATGATGATTAAGGGCGTTCGGTATATCGAATAGCACCCACCGAAAAATATACTTAACAAAAATCAAATATTAATAATAAACAAATATACTAAAAGTCATTTATTGACTTAATCAATAATTGATAAAAATCAAATATTATAAAGTCAATTGAGCTTGTATGAAGTCGGTAGAAATTATATTAACATTCTATGAATTGTGATACAATTATTTATATATGTGTTTTTGGCAAAAAGGCATATAAACCACGCAAATAAACGGTTTTATGGATATGTTAATATACTTAATTAAATAGCCTTGGAGAGGGTGACTTTACATTTATGGGAACATATGGAAACGAGATTATCCCCTTAGTAGTTCCACTCTATCCACACGCCCCAAAACCAAATCTAAAATCAAAATAGCATTTTTTAAAATTCCTGCACACTCTCCCACTACCCACCAAAAAACCAAATTTTCATTCGGTAACACGTTCGAGTAAACTTCGTATCTACGCTATTTTTTCAACTTTTCCAAGCCCCAAAATATACTCAAATACACCAAAACACTCCAAAATTAACTTACAAACATTATTTCCGCACCACAAAAAATAACCTATCACTCCCTAAAAACACACTCCCTGAAAGACCATAATAGGTCTTATTTTTTTATCCTAAAATGGCTATAAATCAAGTTTTACACTTAAACAATCACTCGTTTAAAATTCAAATTTAATTCACTGTCAACTCATTAAACTTCACTTCAGAAACAATACACTATCACCGAAACATCTCAAAACAATAAAAAGCCATCAAAATATCATTTATAAAACTCATAAAATAACCTATCGTAAAAACGAAAAAAACGTTTTTACACCTTGATTTACAAGCAAAAACAACGAATAAGCTATCGTAATTTTACCGAACACTCCGAAATAAAATGCTTAGACGAAAACAAATTGTTTAAGCAGTTGCCAGACGATCCATATAAACATTAATGTTTAACTGAAAAAATATCTGTGAAGATTAGCGTGACCGTAGGGAACGATAATCAAGCAGGGAAGTTATATACGAGCGTAGCGAGAATATAACTGACTAGCTGTGCGCAGCACAACAAATCAATATCTCATCATTACAAAACTTCATTGTCATAATAACACAGTATCATAATTCCTATTAATTGTACAATCTCACATAAACTTACAATTTATAATTACAATCAAAATTATAATTATAAATATAACCAATACACTAAAAGTTTACATATAAATTTGCATAAGTATATTGACAACCATTTAATTGTACATTATAATTGTAAATGTACTATTAAACGAGTACGTTTGAGAGTTGCTTACTTGATTTGCTTGCAATTTCAAATTGCAATTTTTAAAATATGATTTCACTTCAATTTATCTCTCAGCTCTATTAGTATACCCTTTCACCATTAAACGAGTACACTTGAAATGATATCATATTTTAAAATCAAATTCAAGAAGTAAATATTGTTTATAAAATTGTAAGTTATAGGAAGTGATATTTAATGTCAGTTAATTGTAGTAAACAATAAATTTTTCTGGGGCGTTTACGCCACAGTAAGGATTCTCTTATTACTCAGTTATCTAATATTATTCTACTCTACACTTTGACCTACACTTTTGGTATACAGATTGCACACTTTTTTGCATTTTGACCTACACTTTTGGTATACAGATTGCAAAAATGGAGTATTAACAATAAATGGGTAATAACAATGAAAGGTGGTGACAAATTATAGCTGACAATTATTTTGTAAAAATTCCCAAGAAATATATATACGCTGACTCGGCTGACAGTTTTGAACTTTTATTGTATCGTTGTCTTAGTTATTTGCGTAATGCTAGAACAGGGACAATAAGTACATCTATAAATGAAATTTTGGAATTGTGTCATTGTTCCCTTTATAGTAAGGGTAACAGAGAAAACACTCATAGGATAAAAGCACTTTTCAATATCTTTATTGTCAGGTCAGATTTAACTTGGGATAACCAATGTGACTATAAATCATTAAATAATGTTAATGCAAACGCTCATTTAAGATTTAAGGTCAACAAAGCGGTATTTGACCCTCCAGACAACTTTGTAATATTGTATGACACAGAATGGGACAAACTAATGTCTATTTCAAATAGGCTGTCTAAGTCAATACTTCTTCGTATTTACTTATACATAAAGTCATGGAACTTTCAGAATACAGAAATTATAACAGAGAGTGTTTGTGGTTGTTACAAGAAAGAAACGGTAATGGCAGAAGAATTACATATGTCGGTCAGACAGTTAGACAACTATTTAAAGGCATTATGTGATAATGGGCTAATAGTCAAGCATATTACAGGCTCTTATAAAAAGAATGGCAAGGTCTATAATGCTCCTAACATTTATGTGCTTAGTTCAGATCTGAACGTACAACAACATATCCGAGAAGCTGTTGACAGACTAAAGTACACCTATAAGGTAGATGAATTTCTACCAATGACACATAAGAACAAGAAAATTAGAAAGGATTGATAAACGTGATAGATAGTAAGATTATAGTATTTGAAAACGAGGACTTTGGAGAACTTAGAACGGTTGAGATTGACGGAGAAGTTTGGTTTGTAGGCAAGGACGTGGCAATGATATTGGGTTATGGAAATGGAAAAGTTAAAAGTAAAGCTTTAGCTAACGCTATAAAAGACCATGTAGATATTGAAGATAAAAGGTTCTTAAACTATGATGAACTTAAAGCGTACCAAAATGGTGACCTTAAAAATATTAGCCACTATGGAATGACAATTATAAATGAAAGCGGTCTATATTCTCTTGTATTTGGAAGTAAATTGTCAACCGCAAAGAATTTCAAACACTGGGTAACTTCTGAGGTTCTTCCTTCACTTCGTAAAACTGGCACATATAATACGCAGGCTTTTGAAGAATTAAAAGCAGAGGTAATAAATCTCAAAGAAGAATTAGAGAAAAACAAATTACCCAAGAAAACATATAGTCCATGGTTTAGTCGTATGCACCCTAAATACAAATTAATAGAAGATAGTCTTGGTATTACTAGGGGTGCATTGTATAGAGAAATTCTTAAAGAGCTTGCTAACAGATACGGACTTGATACATACCAGATAGAACAAGACTATTTGTATGAAAATTGTTTGGATAAATGTTATCCTCTTGACCCATATCAGTGTGTTCCGCAATATCGCAATATGATAGAAGATATTATTAATGAGTATTTAATCAGTAACAGTTTAGCTGATAAAAACGATATTATTGCGACTAAGAAATATAAGACAATTTTTTCAAAAACTAATTCTAAGACTGATTTTAATGAGTCTCATCTTAATACAGAGGACGGTGATAATAATGGGTAGAAATCGCAAAACAACTTCTTTACAGGAACTATTCCCTGAAGATTATACATACGAGGCTCAAGACAAGCCTTTAGACGATAATGAAGAATATTTGAGGTTTCGCAGTGAGTATTGGACTATGCTTGCAGAAACTGACGATACATACGCAGAAGATTATATGTAAGATAAAATAAAGGAGACAACAAAATGAACAATTTGAAACTTGTAGAAACAGACGTATTTAATGAAATCGCAACTTGTGACTTTTGGGGTAACATTAATAATGAGTATCTTGTCACAAGAGAACAGATTGGTAGGGCATTGGGTTATAAAAATCCAAGTGAAGCAATTAAAAAGATTCACATGAAACATAGAGATAGACTTGATAATTATAGTTGTTTAATTAAAAGTGACTTTAGTCGAGGGGTGCGTTCTGGGGCTATCGACTCTAATGGTGCAATTCAGGACAGAATGTTTTATAACCGCAAAGGCATTATGGAGATTTGCCGTTGGTCTAGGCAACCATTAGCAGATAAGTTCATGGATTGGTGTTGGGAGATTATGGATAGGCTTATCTCCAATAGTTTAAATACCGTAACATTATCAAGAGAAGAATATTCTATGATTGTTAATGCTGTCAATGAAGTAGGTCAGCTTAATAAAGTTAATGAGCAGCTTACACGTCAGTTGCAAATCATTTCTGCACAGAACACCACAATGCAAGACAAACTTTCTCGTATGTGGCAGAAAATAATGCTTATTGTTCCACCTGTGCATTATTCTTCTTGGAAAACAAGATGTCTCAGAAAATTGTTTCGCTTGCAAAGATCTTAGGTTATACAAATGATGATGATAGAAAATCTATTTATGGCGATATTTACAGCATGATGAGGTCAGACTATGATATTGACCTTGACTCCTACAAAGAAAATTATTTGTTATCACAAACAGACTATAAAAACGTAGCAATGATAGATGTTATTGATAGCGATACAGCTCTTAGAGATATTTTCGAGGAAATCGTTGACCGATACATACAAATAAAATCAGGAATGGAGGTAATGAACAATGCCTAGACTAACAAAACTTACAGAGAGTGAGTATGCCAATGGTGTACTCGCAGAAGCCAAAAGAATAAGCAATAATGAGACAATTCGTAAGCAACCGCCTACAGAACAGCAAGTTAGATTGTGCCTTAGAGTGCTGAGAGATTTTCACATACATATAAACAAGGACAATATTCCTAGATTTAACAGTGTTCAGGAGCTAGAGCTTTGGCAAAAGAAAATGATACACGATAAATTATATGACAACAACTAAAGCGGAAAGGTAGATTAAAATGACAGAAAATAACAAAACTATGGTAACAGTATTTGAGAGCAAAGATTTTGGCAAGGTAAGAACGGTAGATATTGATAACAAGATTTACTTTTGCGGTTCTGATGTGGCAAAGGCGTTGGGGTATTCAAGACCAGCGGACGCAATAACATCTCATTGTAAGGGGGTCTGCGTTTTACCGACCCCTTCGGCTGGAGGTGTACAGAAAACAAAATTCATTTCAGAGGGTGACGTTTATCGTCTTATAGCACATAGTAAACTCCCTTCCGCAGAACGCTTTGAGAGTTGGATATTTGACGAGGTACTTCCAACTATACATAAAACAGGCAGTTATATTGCGGCAGGCTCGGAAAAAGACAATGAACTAAAACTATTGCAAGCTACGGTTACTCAGCTTCAGAATATGTTACTTGCATTATCGGCTAAGAAAATACCAAATGAAAAAGCTTTGAACATATGGAAGAAACAAATTGGTACTCCGCTTATAGCGAAGTTGCAGGATAATGCTTTGCAATCTACAGGTGAGGTTATTGAGTTTGTAGATATGTTGCATAGAGTTTATACTCAGATGACTTCAATGTTTGGTTTCTGTACTGCTACGGCTCTTAGTGAATTTACAGACAAGTATAACTGTGATTGCACTACAACACAACCTAGTATTATAAATGCTATTGCGGATAATCATGTATATCAGGCTTGGTTTACTCAGGCTTGTAATCAGCTTATGATTTGTGTAGGTAATGGGGATAGGTTTACATCTGACGATGGTTGTATTTATAATGCTACACAGTTTACTTCAGAGGACAGCTTTGATTTTATTGTTCACACATTGGCAGAGATTATGAAAGATAGATCGGCACACTACGCACACACACTGTCTATAATTTACAAGAAAATAAATAGTGCAAGAGGTTGGCATAATCAAATGACTAGGAAGAAGGCTAAGACTAAGAAAGATGTAATATTATCTGATAGAAAACAGTTTACTAAATTTGTGTTAGCTAGCAACGAAATTATAAAGGAATTGAGAAGGAGTTAAATTTATGAGAACATATACGGTAACAAGTAAAGTAACCGCAGAGGAACGTGAGGTTACAATTAACATTTCATGCGAGAATGGCGAGTGGGTCGCTAATTTGTATACTTGTATTGAGAAGTATGCCAACAAATGCAAAAAGCAAGGTTGGAAACAGATTGATGAAACAAGACACACTGACGGTACGTTTATTGGAGCTACATTTATTGCTCCTGCTAAAGCCATTAGTATTAGAAACGCTCACCCGACTAAAAGGGTCATATCAGAAGAACATAAACAAAAGCTTTTAGCTGCGAGAAATAAAGATTAGTTAAAATTGTACATTAATTATGTTAATTTTACAGCTATATTGTTTTGAGTATAATTTTACTTGTGAAGTATTACTCTTTAAAATTTAACACAATTAATGTATGTTCCTGACGGTAGAACGTAGATTATGATAGATATAAAGATAGGAGATATAAATGGCATTAAATAAACTATATTATGTGTATGGACTTGACACAGCTTGTTTTTACACTGATAAAGAAAATGAGATTGAAAAGTATTTACTAAAGGCTAGGCGTGTTAAGAACAGATTTAAACAGAGGTACGTTGATAATAAAAACAATCTTTCGCCAAAGAGACAAAAGCTCTATCAGCAATTAAATAAACTCGTTATAAGGCTAAAGTCTGAATTGAAAGAAGAATTACATAAGAACATAGGACTAACTCGAAACGTGAGAATGGATAAGATCGTTGACAAAAACGGAGAGCCGTCTATTAGAAAGAGGGTTTCTATTTTTGATAGTTCTTTGACAAGATATTTTGGCTTAAAGGAAAGAGAATTTAATACCGAGATACTTATAATTAAGGTCTATTTTTACGATGTAGCTGAGAGCATTGTTAAAAATGGTTTTTATATGAATGGCTATAAATATAAATTTTTCTCGGCTTCAGCAGGGCAGATAAGAACAAAAAAACTTGTTGCGGTTAGAGAAGATTTGTTGCTTAAATATTGGAATGCCTTGACCGCTGGCTTAACCGTGGAGAAAATCAACAAATTGGGCGGTATGAATATTAACAAATATTTAGCATATTTGGCTTTATGCAATTCTGCAACAGACCTATGGGAAGATTTTAACATTGATCGTTGTATTGTTGTTGATGATTTTGAAAATGTAATTCATGATACGGTTGATTTTATAGACGATAAAACCTACGAGATTACAAGAGTAACGAAAGATTTAGATTTTACACAAACTGATGGCTGTGGAATGATTTTACCATATCTAACTGATAGAAATTTTATGGTTAGACTACCGTGGATAAAGGGTTTATTGGCTAAATTTGATTTCGTAAAATTCATTAAGGATAACAATGCAACAGGAATCGTAAAAGATATTTATGGCACAACTCACAATATAATTGATGAAAATATTCAGATAATTTTCACTAAGAGCCAGTTAAAAATGTGGAAATATTTTGACAGTTGGGAAGAGTATAAAAACAATTTTAAAAAATATGGCTGTACCGCAGGTATATGTAATCGTGAAGAAAGCGTAATATCAGACTCGGTTATAAATTATCAGATGATACAAACTCTAGCTGATATGACGGATAGCGAAATAAAAGAATTGGCAAAAAGTAACATAGAAGAAATAGATAAAATTGCCTCTGATGTACCAACAATGCTCAAAGTTTTTGGAGCTGATAAATCTAATTGTTATAAAACTGGTTTTCAAAAGTGCCTTGAAATTTATCCTGAATTGCTTTCTGACTTATATTGCAGGAGTATGTTAAAAGATATAAAAAAGAAAAAAGAGAAAGAATTATGGTCTGCACGTTTTGATATGGGTGGTAAATATAGCTTTGTCATACCAGATTTGTATGCGTTTTGTGAATGGCTGTTTTTGGGGATAAAAAATCCAATGGGTCTTTTACAGAATGGTGAAGTATGTTGTAAGTTGTACAATGACAATGAAAAATTAGATTGTCTTAGAAGTCCCCACTTGTATATAGAACACCCAATAAGAATAAATAAAACACAATTTGATTGGTTTGATACCAATGCTATTTACATAAGTTCTCATGACCTTATTTCAAGAATAGTACAATGCGATTTTGATGGAGATAAATTGCTTGTGACAAATAATTCAACGTTGGTTAGCATAGCAGAAAGAAATATGAATGGTATTGTTCCTTTATTTTACAATATGCGTAAGGCAGCGGCAGAAGAAATATCAGTGAGTTCTTTATTTAAAGGCTTGTTACTAGCATATAATGGAGGCAATATTGGTACACCGAGTAACAATATTACAAAAATATGGAATAGTGGCAAAATGAATAATGAAAAAATGCAAGCTGTTAAATGGTTAGTGGCAGAAGTAAATTATACTATAGACTATGCTAAAACGTTGTACAAACCACAAAGACCTGAAAAGGTTGACAAAATTATCAAGCAATACACTAAAAATAAAATACCTTATTTTTTTATGTATGCCAAGGGTAAAAAGAAAGAACAGGTAAAACCATTGTCTTTATGCACTGTTGATAGAGTTAAAATGCTTTGTCCCAAAAGAAAAATCAACTTTAATTTTACAAACTCAAATATCGGCAAATTTGATTATAAGGTTTTGATGAATAATCCAGATATAGAATTTAATCAAAACATTGCAGACAAATATAAAGAAATATCAAGTACGTTAAATTTTAAACATACAGATGATAGCAAAATGAATAATTATCTTGCGGTGTTTGATGATGCAAAAAGCAAATTATTCAGTTTACCATATTCCAAAAACGTAATTATTGATAATATTATCATTGATTTGTTCCACAATAGGCGTACCGCTTTAAAGAAAACATTTTGGCTCTTATTTGGTGACGAGGTGTACAATAACATAAAAAGAAATATTAGTAGTAATTTTATACAATGCGAAAAATGTCATAAAAGATTTTATAAACATAGTTCCAATGAAAAATATTGCAATAAGTGCAAGGGTTATCAAAAAATTAAAACAAAAACTTTGATCTGCTGTGATTGTGGTAAGGAGTTTGCGGTAGATAGTCAAAGTCGAAAAATTAGGTGTGAAGAATGCCACAAAAAAGAAAGAAGCAGGATAAATAAAAACTATCGAGAAAAGACCAGTTCGTTTTAAATAGAAAATGGACAAATACCTCGCAAATACGTTGTTTGCGAGGTATTTTTTTGTCTAAAATGCTTAAAAATCGCTACCCATATGGAAAGAGTATTTTGCTAATTTACAAATCTAAAGAGTAATTTTTTCTTTTTAAGCAAATAAACATACTCATCCATAATATATTATAACACGCACAAAGTCAATATTCAATAGGCATTGTGTACAAAATTAAAATTGAAAAGGTGGTTATTTTACACATGATTTTCGTCACAAAGGACGAGGCGGATTATCTTCGTCAGAACATTAAGAACGTTAAGATTTTCAAAACGTGCCGTCTGAAAAACAATGGCTCTAATCGTGGTAAGAGATACGCAGAGGAAACATCTGCGGTTGTTAATCTGCTTGCCAAGTACAGAGCTGATTAAAAAAATATCTTACAGTACGTCTGTAAGGGTGGGTATATCCCACTAACTTATGTAGAAAAGGAATTTATTTTTTATGACAATAACAGAAGAACTTCCAATTTTCATTGTGGATAGTTTGGATAAGAGAAAGTACCCTACGCCTGAAGAGTACAACTATTGGAAATCAAGAGAAAACAGAACATTTTTCATTGATTACGAGGTAGACGAGTTTTATAATCTTATTGAATTAAGCAAGGTTATTATTCAGATGAACATGGAAGAAAGAGAAGTTGAAAAACCAAAGCCAATATTTATTTTCATTCATAGTTATGGCGGAGACATAGAACAGGCAAATTATTTTTGTGACCTGATACAGAGTAGTCATATTCCTATCGTTACAGTTGGAATGGGTGTTGCTATGAGTGCAGGCTTTCTTATTTTTCTTGCTGGCAAGCGTAGATATGCGTTTGAACATTGCCAAATGCTCGTTCATCAAGGCTCTGCTGCTTTTCAGGGTAGTGCTGCTGAAATTGAGGAAGCTCAGAAAAATTATAAGAAACAGCTTGAGGGCATGAAGTCATATATCCTCGCAAGGACGGACATTGATGAAAAGACTTTTAATAAAAATAGAAATAAAGATTGGTATTTATCTCGTGATGAACTTGTGAAGTACAAAGTGGTCGATAAGATTGTCACATCGTTTGATGAAATTAATTAGGCGGTGTTATCATGGGCAAGAAAAATAATAATACAATAACCTCGTATGATAACCCACCTGAGAAAATTGACGGTGATCTGTTTTATAGTCTACAATTAGATAAAGAACAAGAAGAATTTGCTAATGCAATTTGGAACAAGGACAATGATATTATTTTCTGTAATTCCAAAAGTGGAAGTGGCAAAACTACTATTGCCATTGGTATAGCAAATTTACTTGTGCAGTACCAAATGTTCTCAAAGATTATTTATATTGTTTCGCCTTGTGCAGAAGGCAGGTTGGGCTTTCTACCCGGTGATGTAACTTCAAAGAGTGAGGTTTACTATGAACCACTCTATAATGCACTACAGACACTTGGTATAAATCCATTTACGGCTGTATGTACAAATAGTCTTGTTTCTGAGAAGTATGAAGAAGGCTATATCAAACCTCTTACGGACGTTTACCTCAGAGGTGTAAACTTCAAGGACGCAGTTATTATAATTGACGAGTCTCAGAACGCAACTTTTGACAATCTTAAAAAGACTTTAACAAGAATAGGTGAAAACTGCAAGACAATTTGCATAGGACATACAGGACAAATTGATTTACCTAATCATAAGGCAAGTGGATTTGAGAAATATCTAAATCATTTTTCAGGAAAAGAACATTGTCAGATTTGCGAGTTACATACTAACCATAGAGGTTGGGTGTCAACTTGGGCTGACGAATTGGAGGATTAGAATAAATGGCTAAAATAACAAAAAAGAACGTTCTGTCGGTACAGGGCATTGTAAACATAGAGAATGGAAAAATAACATTTAGCGTTGAAGATATTGAGGGTGAAATTGCCCTTGCGGAACTTATGTCAGATTTCAACGGTCAGGAAGTAAAACTGTCTGTAAACCAGACAGATGAAATTGCATAGTGGGAGGAATTTAAAATTTCTACATACAAAAGATTTGAAGGCGAGTCTGATGACGAGCTTATATTTAGAGTGTGCAAAGATAAGGAAAAGATAGGCACTTGGAATGATGTCAGGGATATTTTAAACGAATTACTTAACGCTGATTTTGGCGAGTCAACTTATCGTAAGAAATTCCAATGCTTTGAGAAAATGTTCAATGCAAATCAGAAAACTTTTGCAGATACAGAAAACACCCTTAATGAAATTCAAGACCAAATTCGTGAATTAAAGAAAGAGCGATATAAACTTCAAACAGAGAAGTTGGAGAATAATAGGTGGCTTAGAGAAAATGCACGAGATGAATTGATAACTGAAAAAATAGTCAATGCAATTTCTGATATAGACCCTATTATAGTTCCTGATTATTTGTCGGGAGTAAATAATAGCAAATCTGCGATATTGGCATTTACTGATTGTCACTTTGGCATAGAGTTTTGCATAAAAGATCTATTTGGCAATGTAATAAACGAATATTCTCCAGAGATATTTGAACGCAGAATGTGGAGTATGCTCGAAAAAGTTGTTGACATCATTGCTAAAGAGGACTTGGCAGAAATTAATGTTTGGGAACTTGGCGACAGTATATCAGGACTTCTCAGATTAAATTCTCAGCTTATGCACCTTAGATATGGTGTCATAGATTCGGCAATAAAGTATGCTGAATTTCTTGCTAATTGGCTCAATGATCTTTCTCAATATACAAAAGTGAATTTCCAAATGGTTAAGGACAGTAATCATTCACAACTTAGACTTCTCGGACAGCCTAAGAATAGTTTTCCTGATGAAAACATGGCAAAGGTGATTATTGCTTTCATAAGGGAAAGACTTAAATATAATCGAAATGTAAACATAATTGAGAATGAAACAGGCTTTTGTTTCAGCGATGTTGAGGGTTATAACGTGCTTGGTTGTCATGGTGAGGTAAAGGATTTACAGAACTGCACAAGTTCTTTTTCAAGAGCGTACAATACAAACATTGATTACGTTTTGGCAGGTCATGTGCATCACCAAACCTCAAAGGAAAATGCAAAACATTCAGAGGTGCTTACAATACGTTCCATGGTAGGCACTGATGACTATGCTATGTCTTTAGGCAAGACTTCTGACACGGGTGCAAGCCTGTTTATATTTGATAATGAATTTGGCAAGATTGCCAACTATGATATAAAAGTAAAGTAGGTGAATACTATGATGATTAAAAAGAGTTATAACGATTTTGATACTTTCATGCAGGATATTATAGATGTATATCTGGAAAATGAGGGCTTTAGTGTTTTATGTGATTACAAGTTGGCTTGTAAGACTATCAAGAAATTTTTATCATTTGACAATAAAACTAAAATTAATTCCATTTCTCTTGATCCGCCTGAGTGGAACGGATATGGTGGCGAATTTGTTGTTTCAACTTTTGAAAACGAGTTGTTTTGTGAAAGAGCAAGACGTGACGATAAGCCAATAATTGTTGGTGATGAGAGTATTGTTTTCGTTCAGCGAGATTTTGTCGGCAAGGATTTTATTGAAGAAGATTATGTTCCAAAGCTTTATTTTGGTTTTACAATTAACGAATAATTTGTAGTTAAATACAACTCCTTTTATTATATTTTGCAGGATAGCAAGCGTTATCCTGCATATTGTCGGATAGCTCAATCGGTAGAGCAATGCACTGTTAATGCGGAGGTTGTGAGTTCGAGTCTCACTCTGACAGCCAAAACAGAACTCAACACGCCTCTTAAAAATGCGTACCACGTTGAGTCTTTTAAATGAAAAATCTGACGAGATTTTTGCACGGATAGTTGACAAAGTTTTGTTGACTATCCTTAGTTTTAATTACAAAGTAATTCAACCTCACGCACCTCTTAACAATGTGTCCCAGTGAGGGGTATTTTAATGCCGTATAAATGTACAAGAGGGCTAACTTGTAAAAAGGTGGTCGGTGAGGTTTGTTGTTTCCAAAAGACGATTAAAGACAGAAAAACAGCGAGCTATGGAGTTATGGTTTTGAGAATTTTGTATTACTCCAAAAACAAAATTCAAGCCCTTATGGGCGAAATAAAGAAGATTAAGTGTGAGGGCAGCACTCTAAAGAAATCCCATTTGAAGAATAAGTGCTAAAAGCAGCACTCTAAAGAAAGCTTGAGATGAGAAGAAAGGAGAGGTTAAATGGCTAAGAAAAGCAAACGTATTCAAGTACATGATGATGAAATACTTTCAAAAATCAATTCTGAAACAATGAAACTATGGAACAAATATAAAATTGATATGTCACTTAGAGAACTCTCCGAAAAGACTATCGCAGGCTATCAAAATGATTTAGAGTCTTGGTGGATATACATATATAAAAATCAGGGCAATCAAAGTATTATTGACTTAACGGAAGATGATATAACTGAATTTTTATATTTTTGTAAAACTGAGGGTAATAATTCAAGACGTATGAAAAGGCGTATGGCTTCAATTTCAGCTTTTTATAAATTTCTGCGTAAGAAGAAGTTAATTACAGAAAACCCAATGGAATTTATGGATAGACCTAAGAAAGATACAGATGTTATTACTCAGACGTTTTTAACTGTTGAACAGGTGCAGGAATTAAGAATTGCCTTGCAAAACTTAGTAGAAAACGCTGACACACATCATAAGAAACATAGGGCTTTACAATATCAGTGTTATTCTCTATTTTCATTGTCTACAATGGCTAGGGTTAATGCGGTTGCGAATACTAAGTGGGAACAAATTGATTTTGACAATAGGGTTGTCAATGATGTAGTTGAAAAAGAAGGCTACGTTGTAACTCTTTATTTTTCGGAAGAAGTTAAAGAACTGCTGTTAGGTTTACTTGAGTACCGCAAGATAAATAATATTATTGACAATGGCTATGTTTTTGTTTCTTATACAGACGGAAAGTTTGATAAGGTAACTAATGGTACATTAAATTCTTGGTGTCATATTATTGGTGAAATGATTAATGTTCCAACGTTACACGCTCATGATTTTCGTCATTCTGGAGCTACCCTATATAAAAATGCAGGTATGTCACTAGAAGATGTTTCAGCATTGCTTAACCATAGTGGAACTGACGTAACGAGAAAATTTTATATTAGGGTTGACAAAAAGAAAATTAGTCAGAATAAGGATAAATTTGATTTTTGAGCAATCAAACACTCTGATTGAAAATTGGGGTGCTTTTATATTGGCTTGAAAATTAAACAAATAAAAAGGAGGTGGTTTTGGTTATGCCAAGGAAAAAAGGTAGTATATCAACACAAAATAAATCTGGTATTAAAACCACTAAATATATTGAGCAACCAAAAGTAATAAAAACCATTTCTTGTGATGAAGAACAAGAAATGTTAATAAAAAAGCCTTATCAATGTGTGACCTGCGGCAAAAGATATGCCACACAAAAGAACAATTTTGCATATAGCCAATCACCTTTGTACAATGGCAATAATAATTTCTTACCAACTTGTAATCATTGTTTAGATAACCTTGTAGAACAATATACGTTATTATTGGGTGATCCAAATGAAGCTATTAAGCGCATATGTTTACATTACGATATCTACATTCAGGAAAGCTTACTTAATAGTTGCAAGAAAAAAGATCTAAACCAAAGCCGTATCAGAAATTATATCAGACATTGTAATTTACAACAATATGCAGGTAAAACATATGATACATATTTGTCTGAGGTCAATGGCATTGCTATTAATAACGAGGAAGATTTGGAGCAATTAAAGTCAGAGGGTAAATCTTCTCCAACAAAGGTTGCAGTTGAACGTTGGGGGCTTGGTGTATTTGGCTCTGAGGATTATCCGATTTTGGAAGAACATTATAAAATGTTAAAGTCACAAAATCCAAATGCCGATAATAACCAAGAGATTTTTATAAAAGACCTGTGTACAACAAAATTGTTACAGAAAAAAGCTATTAAGGAAAAACGGTATGATGATTATGAAAAGTTTACAAAATTGTATCGTGACACTTTTAAACAGGCAGGCTTAAAAACAGTACAAGAGATAGATAACAGTGCGGAAGAAACTTTAGGTGTCACATTGGCAACTATTAGTCAATATACTCCTGAAGAATATTATAGGGATAAAGAACTTTACAAAGATTTTGATGGACTTGGTGATTATATCAAGAGGTTTATTTTAAGACCTATTAAAAATTTAGTTTTGGGAACTAATGAACGTGATAAAACTTATTGCGTGAAGGACGATGGTGAAAATGGCTAGGAGAAATAAGTATGCTGATGACAAGCAAGCTGTGTTGCACACTAAGTTTCCTTCAACTCATTTTCTAAGCAATCCGACAAATGTGGATCATACATATAGGTGGTGTACATTTTTTAGAAGAAATTTGCACAGGTTTGCAACTGATTATTTGGGCTTGAAATTACATTGGTATCAAGCCATTATTTTATATTTAATGGGAATATGTAATTTTATAGTTATTGTTGCTTGTAGAGCTGCTGCAAAGTCTTTTATTATTGCACTATATTCTTGCTGTAGATGTATCTTATATCCCAATAGTAAAGTTGTTATTGCTTCCGCAACAAAGGGACAAGCCAAACTGATTGTCACGTCTAAAATCAGAAACGAGTTAATGGCGTGGTCGCCAAAATTGCGAGAAGAAATTAAGGGCATTAAAGATAACCAAAATGAAGTTATCGTATATTTCAAAAATGGCAGTACGATAACGGTTGTAACGGCAGGTGAAAGTGGACGTGGTAACAGAAGTTCTGCTCTCATAAGGGAAGAATATAGACAAATCAAAAAGGAAATTGACGATAGTATATTATCACCATTTCAGACCATAAGGCAGACACAGTATTTGCTTGATTCTTATTATGAAAATATTTCTGAATTAAAAGAAGAACCAATTAATATTTACATATCTTCAAGTTGGCTTGATAACGGACACTGGATGTGGGATATTGTAGATATGGCTGAGAGCAATATGCTTAAAAGTTATCAGGCTGGCGATATTGATACTTGCTTGTTGGCATTTGACGAGTCCATTACACTCAAGCATAATATTCGTACTATGAAACAAATGCAGAATGAAAAGAAAAAACAAGATAGTTTAACTTGGAGATTGGAATATCTCAATGAAAGAGTTAAAGAAAATACTTCGGCTTTTTTCAGTTATTCAATGTTTTCTGCTAATATGCGTTGCAAAAAGCCTTTTTATCCTCGCAAGAACATTGACGTATTGGCACATAGAAGAAATCCTTATGCTATTCCAAAACAACAAGGAGAAATTCGTATAGTTGCTTGTGATATGGCGTTCGTTACTAACAAGAAAAACGATAATTCTATCTTTTCTTGTATACGGCTTTTACCTGAAACTACCACATATCAAGTTGGCAATGTTGAGGACTCGAAAAATATGAAACGTGGTTATAGGCGAATAGTCTGTGGTATGGAGTCCATTCAAGGTGGCGAGGGAGATATGCAAGCAATCAAGATTAAGCAGCTTTATGCCGATTTTGATGCCGACTATTGTGTTCTTGACGCTAGAAATGGTGGTATTTTGATATATGATAGATTAGCTAGAGTTTTATATGACGAAGAACGAGATGTTGAATATGAGCCATGGACTTGTATGAATGATGAGGGTGCTAGCAATCGTATTAAGATTGAGGGAGCAAGACCTATTGTGTTTATTATAAACGCTTCTGAAAGGCTAAATAGCGAAATAGCCATGGAGTTCAAAAGCGTTCTTGAAAACCAGATGATTGATTTTTTAATACCCTTGCAAGAAGCACAAGAGTCTTTGATTGAAAAGATACCAGAGTATAATAATGCTACAAGTGCAGATACCCAGATATTTTACGAAAACCCATATTTACAGACACAAGAGTTGGTAACGGAATGTATTGAATTGACTTATACGAAAAAAGAACAAACGGGTGCTATCGTTATCTCAGAGCAAGGCAATAACCGTAAAGACCGTTATACGAGTGTAAGTTATGGAAATCATTTTGCCTGCTTGCTTGAAAAGGACTTGTTGTCTGATAACGATGAATACGATTATTGCTGTTTGTTCAACTAATGTAAATACAAATGAAAGTGAGGTGAAGCTATGCCTGAGAATATTGCAGAGAATACTGAGAATGCTATTGAAAACAATCAAGATAAAACAGAAAGTGTTTCAGAAACTAACTCCATGTCAAATACACAAGAGCGTTCCTATGAGTCAAATGCTTTTTATGAAATGACATCTTTTTTTGAAGATTGTATTGAAGATTTGCCTATTAATATTGAGGATATTAAGAAATTTGCTCATAATCCGCAAATACATATAAAAAATATTCGCAAAATTTGTCGGTGGGCGTACTATGAAAATGGCTCTGTTATGACTTCTATCAACTATCTTAAAACCATGTTCACTTTAGATAAGGTGGTTTATTCAAAGTCAAAAACTAAACGCAAGAAGAAATTTGAAAACGCAAGACAGCTAATGCAACAAACTCTTGACACAATAAGATATAAGGAAGTTATTCGAGATAATTTGTTTAACGATATGATTGAGGGAATGGACTTTAAATACTTTGAGATTACAAAGTCCGTATTTGCTGACAAGTATCTTGATGATATTGATACTTTAAACATTGTGGAGATTAATGAATTGGGGATTAAATGTGCCATTATTAATCTGCCTGTTGACTATTGTCGTATAGTTGGCAGAAAGAATGGTTCACCTATTGTTGCTTTTGATTTAAGATACTTTGACGATATGGCAGAAGACGACAAAAGAAGAAAACTACAGGCTTTCCCAAGAGAAATTCGAGAAGCGTATAGTAAACATTCAACTCACAATAATATTAAGCCATGGAAAGTTTTAAATAATGATAATACAATGGTGACAAAAATTAACTGTAAGGCTATTAATCCTTATGGTGTTCCACTAATGATTTGTGCGTTGGACGATGTATTGTACGCAGATTATTTCACTTCTACAAAGCGGAATGTATTAGATCAGTTGAACAATCAAATTATTTATCAAACATTTCCTGAAGCAAAAGACGGACGTTGCACTTTGACAGAAAGTCAGCAGAGAAACCAACATAAGGTAGTTAAAGATGCTATTACTACAAGACAAAATAAATATGGCAAGTCATTTTTCTCGCTTGCCGCAGGTACAAAATTAAATGATATAAAAGTTGACACTTCTATTTTTGATGAAAAGAACGAAAATGCCAATAAATCAAAAGTGCCTGCCGATTTGGGTATCGCTAGTAGTGTCCTTGACGGTAATAGTACAGGAAACTATGCTGTTGCAACACTTAATTTGGAGTTGGTTGCAGGAAACGTATATGATTGGATAAATATGTTTATTATGGAATTGAATAAATGTATTAACGCCAATATTATTAAGGATAAAAAGCTTTATATGGAGTGTGCTATTTTACCTGTTACTTTTGTAAATAGAGATAAACAGGTTAAATATATGACCGACCTTTATGCTAGAGGTAAGGGGTCTTTGACAGCTTGGATTGCAAGCACTGGTTGGGATAGCGATGTATACTTGTCACTTATGGATTACGAACTGGATAATGATTGGGAAAATAAATATCCAACGCATAAGACGAGTTATACCATGAGTAGCAAAGATAGCGACCCAAGTGATGCAGACCACTCAAACGGTGGTAGAACTAAGGTAGCTGAAAAGACAAACGAAAATAGCATAATGAGCGAAAATCTAAATGGAAACGCTCAACCAAAACCTTCAACAACAAACTAAAACCTAAGTTGCGTTTAGTGACTAGGTTTATTTTATGTCAGAAAAGAGGTGAAAGTTAGTGTTTCATTGTGAAATAAGCGAAGCAAAGAGGTCGGACGGTCGCAGACGTGTAAAGTTGGTACTACACGAAATTCATCAAGACCGTAATCACTATAACAAAAATGGTATTAGTTACAATGAGCAGTATGTTAGAAATAATGCAGATAGTATTATTGGTATGCCTATTTGTGCAACATTTTTGGATAGTGAAAAAGATATTCCATACGACCATGGAATGACAGGTCAAGACGGCAATATGCCATTATTTGAAAATTCTGTTCAAGTAGGTTCTGCTGATGGTTGGTCTATTGAAGATATTCAGATTGATGGTGAGAAACATAAAGTTCTTATTGCCGAGGGTTATATTAATCAGCAACGTTATCCACATTTTGTTGAATGGCTTGAAAACAAAATTAATGATGGTGATACAATATATGGTTCTGTTGAATTTGTTGGTAAGGGCAAAAATAAAATAGTGTATGACGGAGAGCCTGTCGAAAAAGGTAGAGTACCAAAAGTTTATGACTATAGTGGATATTGCATTTTAACTGTCGAGCCTAGTGACGATAGTGCAATACTGATAGAACTAAATCAAAAGATAAAGGAGGACGAGAAAGTGGACGAAAAGACACTTAATCAGATTATTTCTGCTGTTGAGAATAAGATTACTGAACTCAATACTAAAAATGCAGATTACGAGACTAAGATTGCTGAAATGAATGAGATTATTTCTACAAAAGATGCAGAGATAGCAACTCTTACAGGTGAAAAGACAACAGCCGAAACCAATGCTTGTCAGAAAGACGAGAAGATTAATGAACTTAACGGACTCGTTGAAACAATGAAAGCAGAATTGAATGAACTTAAAAAGTCTGCAAAGATTGCAGAACTCAATTCAGCTCTTGGAGATTTTTCAGACGATGAAAAGAATATGGCTAAGGATAAGCTTGACAAGTTTAACGCAGATCCTATGGGTTGTGGTATCGAGGTAAACGATATTGTTACAGAAATCAACGCTTGCATTGGTGCTGAGACAAAGAAGAAGGAAAAGGCAATGGCTGTTGAGATTAATTCTCAGAACAATTTTGCCGCTGACATATTTGGTTGCGTAGATACTGACAACGATGATGATAAGAACGATAAACTCGATATTGATAATCTGTTTGTATAAAAAATACGATTGGAGGAATTTTAAATGATTAAATTTGCAAATATTGGTGATTTCAAGGTAGCACAGAATTTTGGCTATCTCAAGACACCTGTTGTTCTTGAGAACGGCATGGCTGTTACATATGATCTTAAAACAAAGGCTGTTGCTCTACCAACCGCAACAACAGCAAAGCAGGCTGGTCTTGCAGTTGTAATGAACAGAATTGATAAGCCTGAGACACTCACACCAAACGATTATAGAATTGAGATTGGTGAGTTTCCACGCATTTTTACTCTTGCTTCTCTTGCAGGACATCTTTTTGATATGGACGAAGCAGTTGTAACAACAGCTTATAATACACTCGCAGTAGGTGATAAGCTTGTAGTTGGTACTGATGGCAAGTGGGCTAAGAGTGCTGATGTTTCTGGTTATGCAGAGTATCTTGAAGTTGTGGAAAAGACAAGTTTTGGTGGTAACGGACTTAGAGTCGTTGTACACGCTTAATTAACGAATGTAAAATAAAGGACGGTGTTTTAATAATGATTAATACTTCTTTTGAACTTAATAATCTGAATAAGTCTGAGGTTGCTGTTAAGAACGCAAAGGCTTTCAACGAAGTAGTTGAGATTTGTTCTGCTCTTTTTGCAGGCAAAGATACATCAAAGTACGGTCAGAAGGTAGACGCAGTACGTTCAAGAATTTCAAAGCTTGGTGAACAGGCACTTGCAGGCGATAGCAGAGCAGTTGCAGAGATTAATACTATTGTAAAGTATATTATACAGCCAAGGCTTCTCGAGGCAACAAAGGTATTTAATTTCCTTGGTAACTATCGTGAGATTGGCTATGATGAGCAGCCAAGAGTTAAGACTTATTCTTATGAGGGTCTTGATGCTAGGCTTCAGGCTTCTGGTTCTGATGTAAGTTTTGCAGGTAGAAAGTGGGTAGAGTACCCAATCGTAACTCAGACAATATCTTCTGGTATGGCTATTGATTATCGTGAGCTTGCTTCTGGTAATTTTGCTGGTACTGTAGCAGAGGAAATGGCACAGGTACAGACCGACATGAACAATAAGGGTGTCGCTTATGTGTTTGACGTCATTAAGTCTGCACTGAAGAATAACACTGAATATGTAAAGTTCTATGGCGAGTATGACTCTGCTCCAACTCAGACACAGGTTGATGGTATGGTAAATAAGGTTAGAAAGCTTGGCAAGGTTGGTATTGCAGGTGACTTCTCACTTATTTCTGGTATCTGCGATTGGAACGGCTATAAGACAGTTGGTTCTACACCAATCCCATTCTTCAATGCTACACAGGTAGATGAGATTGCCAGAACAGGTCTTAATGGTTTCTATAAGGGTTCAGCTCTTATTGAACTTGAGAACCCTTATAACTTCACAAAGCCACTTGCTGACAAGTCAGGTTTTGACACATACTACAATCCAAACGATCTGTGGTTTATTGCACAGGGAGCAAATTCTCCAGTAAATATCTTCAGACGTGGCGGTATTACAACTATGACAGGCAATGATGTTGAGACAGGTACGGTAAAGACACGTTTCGATATGGAGCTTGGTGCTGACGTTGTAAAGGGTAGAGAATTTGAAATTGGTCTGCTTACAAAGCAGGGTTAATTACATAATAATTATTGATGTGGCGAGGGTGTAAGCTCTTGCCACATTATTATTATATTTGAAAGGAAGATTAAAAATTTGGCAAATGTAAGAAAAAATACAACTACTGCCACAATTAATAACGATATTACAGAAGTAAAGTCTAAAAGGGAAATTCAGCTTACCGATAGAGTGTTTCTTGAAAACACTCGTAATTGGGAATTGGGTTTTAGGGCTGTGGAAACACAAAGAGATATTACTATTCCACCAAATGCAAAGAAATTTGCACAGCTTAATGTTGGAGAGGTTATGGCTCAGATACAGGAAGGTAATGGAATGTTCTGTGGTACTGATGGCTTTGGCAATAATGCTTATCTGAAAATTCTTGACGAGGATATAAGAAGATACGTTTTTTCACTTGACGAGAATGATAATAATGAACCTGTTATTCTTGATATTAACAGTGTAAAGGCACTTCTTGGCATTAGCAATAAAGCCGATTTTATGGCTGAACTCTCAAGACTTGTAGTTACTGAAGGCGATAAGAAAATGATTATTCCACTTGCCAAAGAAGTTGGAATTGACAATGTGGCAGTTTATAAGCGTAACGAAATAGAAAATATTTCAGGCTATAAGTTTTAAGAAAGGGTGTGGTTAAAATGGCTACTACCTATGAAGATGTGGTCGCTGTTTTTGAGTCCACATTTCTTGAAAGGGTTGCGTTAAGTGACGACCTTGTTTTTCAGTGGTTTAAAATGGCTTGTGGCGAGTTTTCAACTCAAATTAGTCAGCTTTATTTTAATAATGAGAAAAAAATATTTACTGATATTGACGGAAACGATATTGTTTTAAATCAGATAGTTGTTAATATATTGGGTTATACAATAAAGAGATTTTATTGTGAAAGACAATATAGCAAAATTGTCAAACGTAGCAACATAGTTTCTAAGGATTTATCAATAAACAACTCAGAGGGTGACAAAAGACAAGCTAAAGTTGAGATTGATTGGGTGAACTTTAAAATAGTTGACCTTTATGAGCAACTTAAAGACACTGCGTATAATTGAGGTGGTTGAATGAGTAAAGAATGGTACTTAATTCGGCAGCCGTATTATACGGAAGGTTCTGAAAAACAAGATTTATTGTTTGATAGTGAAATGTCATTTAATGACGTTTTAGATGATAGCGTTATTGAAGATGATATTATTCTGTGCAGTGGAGTGTTTAACGGTGAGGATTTTGAAAATGAATTTGCTACAAAGGGCATAATTCAGAATGAAATACCTGATACGCTAACACAAGCTTGGCAAAGACAGGTTTTAACCTATATTAGTACAATATCGGACTATAAGTATATTAAATACGATAATAAGATTTGGCTAATATTGACCGAGCCTACAAATAACAAGCTGTACGAAAAATCTATTTTGTATTTGTGTAATTACGTTATTAAGTGGCAAGACGAAAATGGCATAGTTCATTATAAGCCGTGCAATATTCAAAATGCTTCACAGTATAACGCAGGCACAAATGAGACAAAAGTAATTACCATTGGTTACGATCAGTTAATGATGTATATTTCGCTTGACGAGGAAACGAAATATTTTCCGCACGATAAGCGTTTTTTCATTGACTATAATGATAAAGAGCCTACACCTTACAGAATTACTAGACCTGATACTGTCAGCTTTTCTTTTGGAAATGGCAGATGTATGCACATTATCTTGTCAGAGAGTCAATACAATCCGCAGACAGATAGAATTGACCTTATGCTATGTGATTACTTTAAGCCCAATAATGCAACCAAACCTGTTGAAATAACTTACAGTGGTAATGCAGAAATTCGTTGCGGTGGTACAGTAAAAACATTTACTGCAAAAACAGATAAGAGTGTTATTTGGTCTTTAAAATTACTTGATAAACAGAAAGATTTCGTTATTATAACAGTAAACGAAAATAAGGTAAAGATAAAGTGTTTAAACAATAGTGCTTTAATTGGTAGCTCTTTTAAATTGGTTTGTACAGTTGATGATGTTTCGTCTGAGCTATTAGTTAATATAGTGGGAGGTGTATAAAATGCCAATAAATTCTGTTATATCGGAGTGGAAAAATAAAGCTATTTCTATGATATTATCACAAGATAATATATTAGATTTATTTGAAAAGGACGAGGAAGAACTAGAAAATATTGTGTATTCTAATATATACCCTTTTTTATATATACCTTACACTCAAACTAATGTAGAATTGTATCTTAACATTGAAGTTTCAGTTCCGAAAGTAATATGGGGGGCATTTAAGGGTTATCCTCAAATGATAATCCAAATAATTTGTCACCAAGATAAAATGAGACTTAACAAAGCTGGCATTTCCAAAACTAGAATGGACTATGTGTCTGAATTATTGGGTCAGTTATTTAACAACTCAGATGGTTGGAGCGGTAACAGAATACAACTTATTTCAGACGTACCTGATAATTTGTCGCCTGTTTATAAAAGGCGTACCTTAATATTTCAAGGTGAAGAACTTACGATAAATCCATGTGAGGGTAATTAGTTATGGACGAGCTTTCGATTTATCGTAATAAAAAAGAAACATTTATGTTAGGCAAGTTTGAAATTCACAACCCAACTTTGGACGAGATTTCAGACGAGTCAAAACTAGGTGAAAAACAGTTTTGGGTCATTGTGTCTGACATAATTTCAACTCCATATGATAGAAGGCTATATCTTTGGAGCAAGGGTATTGATTTTAACTCAGTAGATAGTTTTGACTTGTTTTGTGATATTGTCGAAAATCATTTGCTAACTGATGTTTCATTTATAATCCGTAATATTGATTTTGGTAAGATGAAACGCTATATTGACACGAATAGCGGTGATATTATTTTATTTGATGTTTATAACAATATTCAAATAGGTAAAGCAGATTATGAACTGCTTACTGAATATTTCAGGAAAATGCTTAATATCGCTGATAATAATATTAAAGACGGAAATGAACACACCCGAAAATGGAGATTGCAATATGAATTAGACAAGCTTGAAAGACAATTAGCTAGGGGTGAGTATCAAGAAAAAGAATTTCGTTCTATTTTGTTGCCATATATTTCAACATTAACAAATATTGAAGGGTTTAAATACAACTGGGACACGGTTTGGTCGTTACCTATTAATGTTTTTTATGATTGTCTTTTAAGAAATCAAATCATAAATCAAGCACAGAAGCTTGCCACAGGTTTATATAGCGGTACTATTTATTATAAGGACATTAAGAATAAAGAAGAATTAAATTGTTTCCGTACATGGTAACGGAAACAATAGAAAATAAAGGAGGAAATAATATGTTTAATCCAGACAAATTGCTTTTTAAACAAGCTATTTCAGGTCAGATGTTTTCGCCTACTGACGGAGTGCTGTTTTGGACTCTTGAAGATTTGAAAGATGTAAACATTCAGACCAATGCTACTTCACAGGATAAGACAGATGCAACAGGTGCTGTAATTGCAAAATACTATGACGCTGATACAGTTCAGATTACAGGTAATACATCGTTCCTTACGCTGTCACTTCTTGCTGCTCAGTGGGGTACAGAAAAGAACGTTGCAAGTTCTACTAACAAAATTCTCATTCCTAAAAGAGAGAAGATTAAGGTGGGTAGCGACATAACAAAGATTACTCTGAGTAAAGTTCCTGTGGGTGGAATATCATTCATTTATCTGCTCAATGAAAGGAAGGAACAGGTTGCTTCTTACAAATATGCAGCGGTAAATTCAGAAAAGGAATTTTCACTTGATGCGGCTAAGAAAGAAATTACACTTCCGACAGATACTGCTATCAAGGAAGGAATGACTATTCAGGTATATTATACATATGAGTCTGAAAATGCAGTTGACATTACAAAGAGTACGAATGATATGCCAAAATCAGGTGAATTTTGGCTTGAATCAATCTTTACAGATATTTGTGATAAAAATATTGAATATCATGGTTGGGTTGTCGTGGCATCTTCACAGCTTTCTCCTGAGACTCAGATACCGCTTGACAAAACAGGCGACTTCCCATTTACTATTGACTCTCTGAAGGACTATTGTAGTGACGAGGGTCAGCTTCTGAGATTTGTTATTCCAGAGGATTAATTTATGGAAAACAACCATGAATGTATTATTTGTGGTAATGGATATTATGCGTGTAATAAATGTGATAAAATAAATAGTTGGAGGAGATATGTGGACACACCATCTTGTTATCAATTATATTTAATCATAGAAGAATATATGCACGAAGTCATTTCCAAGGTTGAAGCAAGAAAACTTCTTGCCAATATTGGTATTACTTCCGAAACATTAAAAAAGAAAGATTATAAAGAGTCGATCTATAATGTTTTGGCTGATATTACAAACCTTAAAAATAGTACAATAAATAAAAAAACTAAATAAAATAGAAAGGGCGGTTATTATGATAAGT